GTATCTGCTGAGGTGCAACGAGGTAGAGCGGCAGGTTTATATGTAGAACGTAAAGAAGTTAGAACAGGTACGTTAGATTCTTTGAGTGAAGTAGAGATAAAAGAAAGAATAGAGAAGCTACTTGGAGACTATAAGCCTTTGCTCGAGGCAGAAGATGCCGTTATTGTTGAGTAGCTTGTTTCTTTTTTTGCTTGTAGGCCGTTAGCTTCCTAATCCATTTCACGGGTCTTTTCTTCCCGTTAATCATATAACTGTCAGGATTATCTTCTTGCCACTCTTTGTATGCGTTTTTTAAGTCCATTAGTCGTAGCTCCCCAATAAGTCTATGAAGTCCCTAAGACCGTCTTCCTCAGGCTCCATATCTTTATCGTCATAATCCTCCCATAATATAGACTCAATCGCTTGCTTGTGTGTTTCTACCAATGTATCCGCTACGTCTTGAAGCTTGTTTACCAGTCGTGGGTGGGTGTCTGTTGGACAATCTAAACATAATTTGTACTGTCCATTTTTGTGCTTGCTATCTACTTTTAAAAACACAGCTAAATCTCCTAACTGTCCACGTCTAAATATCTGTACCACAGCCTTAGCTTGCGGTTTATCTAAGTATGCTATGCGTCTTTTCATAATTGTTTTATCCTCTTTGGGTTCTCCTTGGGTGGGTTTAAGTCTAGGTAAAGCTCGCTTGTTAGTTCTTTTCTTTGTTCGGGCGTTACCTGGCTAGTGATCCGTATATGGTTCTTTTTTATCTTGCTTGTTTTCCAATAAATACTTTCGGGTGGATCCATTTTTAAAGTCCATTCTATTGTTCCGTGGTTATCGGAATCAAATTGCATGATGGGGTGGCAATCAAACCTGTCTTTATATAGTTCAGTCATTGAATTGCATATATGGTGTTGCTCGTTTCTTCGCAACTTCTAAATCGTCCGTGCCTAATCGTATAGTCGGACGGCTAGAGTCTGAGCAAACCAATACATATTCCCCGCTTAATTTGTCTAAAATGTACTCTTTCGTCATTTTAAATCCTCTGTAAGTTTGTTAATGATTTCACTAATCACTAATTTATGCAATTTTTTGTTTTTAAAAATCGCTTGTTGTTCTGTGTGTAAATAAACTAAAGGTAATCCCTGCGAATTTAAAACAACGTTGTATCTTACCCATTGTTCACAACAGTTTACATACTGCGTTCCTATCCCTGTAATTTCTCGTAGGTTCATTCTCCGTCCTCCCGATCAAACTCCCAACCAAGTATGAGACACAATTCTCTGTAGGTTATTTTTCCACTTGTGGACATTCTTTGATATTCCCAACCTAAATCCTCTACCAAATCTTGTATTTCTTCCATTAGTTTTATTTGAGATACTGGATCAGAAACTTCTACTACCGCATTTAAACCTGCGTTGCCTTTTTTAATTTTAGCCATTAGCTTTTCTCCTAAATGTAGATAATTTCAAATTTAATCTCTTGTACTGTATCTAGCCAAAAGAATACAACGTAGATAAACAAAGATGCTATAAATAGAGCTATAGTAGTTTTAATAACTGTTCTCCATTTATATTTGATCAGGTCTATGGCTCTATCCATGAAGTTAAATATTTTGTCTCTTTTGCGTATTATTTTCTTTGGTCTTCCCATCTTTTTCTCCTGTTAATTAATTAATTTTAGTACTACAAAAAATACAAAGATTAAAATAGCTGATCCCAACCACTTCATTTCTTTTTCTAGTTCTTTTTCAAATATCTTTTTCATTAGCTTTTCTCCCAACCTAGCCCACATTTATGACAAACTAATATGTCTGTTTCTTGTTCATCTTGATCTAATACAAACCCACATTCTAGACAATTTTCACTCATATTCGTTTCTGTTATTTTTGGTTCGTCCATTACTTTTTCTCCTTTATAAATTCGTTGTATGGTTCAATCACCATAGGTTCACTAGGTAACTCAACCAGCTCATAAGATTTGATTTCTTTTATAGTTCCGTCAATTTCTTTAGGCGGATTTACAAGCATTTGATAATCGGCTTGAGCTATAGCTTCCTTTAAAGATTTTGTAGTTACGCTACAGTATTTAACTTGTTTTTTAGTAACTCTTAAATGATATGTTTTCATTTGTTCCTCGTCTCCTTAATTAATCTGTTTAAGTACCACTCTGCTTTGAGTAAGTCCTCAAGGCCGTTCTTGTGTTTGTGTCGGGTAACATACTTGATGATGTTACCCTCCAAGAATCCTAGCTTGTGAGACTGTATATAGTCCGTGGTCTCTATACCTTTCTTATAGTAGGAAGGATTTATCTTATCTTCTTCCATATCAGATCCAACATTTGTAGCCTGGGCAGTCCTCTTTGGTCTCACCACAATGCTCACAATATTTTTCGTCTTTTGCTTGTATCTCTTTGCGTAAGCGTTTAGCTATATAAGGCCTGATGTTTGTTACTTTACTCATTGTCGGACTCCTTTATTTCTAACTCTATAATCTCTTCATTTTCAAAACCATAATCCAATCCATTACCCGTCATTTTTTCATTACTAGGGTCGTAGCACCCGTCATAGTAAAGATTCTTAGCTTCATCCTCATTGTCGGCTTCTATAGTTATTTCGCTATATCCTGTCCAAGAGGTAGTAAATTTATATATTTTTGATTTACTCATTGTTATTCTCCTGTTGTATGTGATTAATCTGTTCGATCGCAAGCGATTAATTCATAATCAATAAACATTTCTTTAACTTGCACTGTACTGTACGCATAAACATATATACAAATATGATCACCATTACCAACTCCGTCATTTATAAACTCAACCCAATATTTATTCATCGTCGGACTCCTTATTTTTTACATATTCTTGATATTCTTCTATAGACATATTTTCTTCTAATCCGTCTTTATAGACTTCGTATCCCCAATTAAATTCTTCGGTTACGTCATTGGTCGGTAGGTATTTGGTTAATACTTTTGCATCTTCATTGAGTAGTTTTTTGAATTCCCACACTTCATAAAAACTTTCTCCGCAAGAATAACAATTTTCATCTTCATCATATTGTATTAAATCACCGCTACTGTAATTCCAACGTAAGACTGCCTCTTCCATTGCATCTTGTAAGGAGTTTTTATTTTCGTTATCTAGGTTTTCAAAATCTTTATCAATATCGGGAGCAGTAACACAAAATCTGCTGATACTTTCTGCCTCTCCGTATCGTCTCCAAGTCTCTACATAGTAAGTTACTTTACTCATTAGCTTTTCTCCTGTATTTGCTCATACATATTTTCTATATGGAATAAGATATTTTCAATTAAATCTCCTGTGGTTTCTTCGTTGTCTGAACCGCCATGAACCCTTTTATATTTATCTAGTTTATTAGCTTCTAAGGTGCGTTTTAAATCTTGAGCATCAAAGTATGCTTGAGATATATCTTCTCTATAGATTTCTATATATCTCATTAGCTTTTCTCCGTTAGTTCAACTTCATTAAAATCTTCATCATAAGCTTGTTCATTACTTGCCCACTTCCAATCCATATCACATTCATGGTAGTTATGTTGCTCAATAACTATTCCATTTTTTAATGCAATATAAAGTGTTGCGTACTTCACCCAATAATCTTTAACGTCCTTCCAATCAATATCTAAATCTTCCAGGTCAAATTGTAAAGTTTGTCTGTAATCAGCTTCAATGTATTTTGCTTTTTGCATAGTCATTCGTCCTCCTCCCCGTTTTCTTCTAAAAATATCTCTCTGACTGCAGAGCCTATCGCGTCATTCAGCAAGCCTAATATGAGGTGGTATTTCTGTGGAGTATCGCTCGCGCGTTTAAGATGCATGTAAGCCAGCCAATATATCGAGTCAAATATTAATTGTGGCTCGCTATCTGTATCAATAGCGTTGTGTTGTTCTTCAAGCATTCGCAATAAATTCTTTTTAACAATTTCGTCCGAAGTCATTTTCTTAATCGGCACAACTTTTGCTTGCTTGTTTTTTCGTTTAGCTTTCATTTCCATTACGCCACCTCCATAGGTTTAAGTATTGAAAGAGGTGCAGTATATTTATCTTTTCCGATTTCTATATCTGCGGTCGTCCTGTTGATTTTGGTTATGGTGGCCTCGTGCACTCCGTCTCTAGCATTACAAAGCACTCTGTCCCCTACCTCAAAACTTTTTAAAGCGTTTAAGGTAAGTTCTGCTTTTAACTCTTTTTGTTTTTTCTTGATAGCGTTGATAACTGTTTCCATTTCATCATTGCTTGAGATTTCATCTATTGAATTAATTAACTGTTTCATTACGCTATCTCTCATTACGCGACCTCCAATTCTAAACTTAATTTACGGACGGCGGTTTCAAATTCGTCTTTTGATAATCTGATTGAATGGTCGGGATTAATCCAATTTAGATGTTTCCCTGTAGTAGTTCCCCAAACATTTTCGCGAATTATTTCTTCTCCTGTTCTAGTTACTACTGCTATTAAAGTGTTATAGCTAAAGTAATAACTATGCCCCTCGCTATCTCTAAAGGCTTGTGTATGACTTCCGTAATTATCTGAGCTATAGTTTCCATAGTTCCATTTTTTTATTTTCATTTTTCGTTCTCCGTTTGTTAGTAAAAAGGGTTTAACCTTGTAGTTATCCTATAGGATTTCTCCCATATATGCAACTAAAATCTTTTACTTTGTTTATAATGTTTTTACTGTGGCTCAACCCGAAAAATTATTCTGGCAACAAGTAAGAAAAAACCTTACTGCGTTTTCTTGGATTAGGCTGGAGTCTAGGGTAAATCATGGCATCCCTGATGTTTTAGGCACTACTGAGGAGGGTATTTATTTTACTGTTGAACTCAAAGTAAGCAAAAGTAATAAAGTTAATATGTCGCCGCATCAAATCGCCTACCATGAAGAGCGAAAGAAAGCCCCCGCTTTTATCTTGGTCAAGTCCCTCTTGAAGGATAGTCCCAGAAAATATGACGTTTATCTGTATGCCCCCGAACAAGCACGGGAATTGGCAGTCCTTGGTCTGTCGTTGCCTCCTCTTTATCGGTCGTCCTCCGCCCATTGGCCTTTGGTTCAAGAACAATTAGCTTTGATCGTTCGACAAAGAACCAAAGGCCAATGGGCGGAGTAGCTTGCTTGCTTGCTTGCTTGTTCTGCCCACCCGTCCAGCCCTGGGATGGTAAATAAAGATGGGCATAAAAAAAGAGAGGACATTTCTGCCCTCCCTTTCCACTTAGGAGAAGTGTTCAACAAATCTGAAAGCCACCCGAATCTTTGACAAACTTTACAAACTCCTCAACATTCTCAACTGAGAAGGGATAGTTTTTATTAAAGTCATCTTCGGGTAACGTCTCAAGGTGAGCTTTACGCCCTTCCTCAAATTTCTTTACTCCTCCTATTTTGAGCAAGAAAGTTAAACGCTCAACAATCTGCTCGGCAGTTTTTTCGTCTATTTCATGACCACCATTATGATGACCACGTTCAATATCTTCTTCGGTCATGAAATCACCACAAGAGATGCAAACAAAGTCCCAAAGTGGATGCCACCACCAAACATTATTTCTGAAATAGTGTCCAGGGTTTTCAAGCTCCCATTTTTCTTTGGCTTCAAAATAAGCGTCTTTTTCTTCGTCGCTTGGCTTTGATTCCCAATCTATTGTTGGGGGTTCAGATTTAAGTTTTGGGTTAATCCCATATACATCCATTCCCATAATATTTCTCCTTTAGTTAATAAACCTATATTCTATACAATTTATCCCATACAAGCAAGCACAACGACTCACCAATTTTAAAGGCCAATAAACAAATTGGTGAGTCGTTGTGCTTGCTTGCTTGTTTGTTCTGACTGACTGCCGACGGCTGCCAGCCTGGACGGATCTGATGTGAGCAAATAAAAAAAGGGCGACTGATGTCGCCCTCTCTTGTTTCGGTTGATTACTCCTCACGATGCTTGTAGTAACTGTTTAAACTGTAATCGCTCCAAAGCTGTTCGACCACAGAACCAACGAGGACTTCGCCATACTGACTGACTGCTGTCTGCATCACTCTGTCGAAAACCTCTTCGATTGTTTCACATTGCAGGTGGCACTCGACCTCCTGCTCTATTTCCATTAGCACATCTTTCATGCTCATGATCTTCTCCTATAGTTTCTAAAATTAGCGGCAATCTCTATGAGAGCAGCCGAACACATACCAAACAAAACACCGAGTAAAAATACCAAAGTGAATTGAATGAAATATCCGTAAGTATCTGCGTAAAAGAACGCAAGACCTAATGACGAGGGCAAAGCCATACTAAACATAACTATGCGACTCATGATAATAACCCCTGTTCTTGCATCACGATTGCCCCATGCTCTGCCTCATGATCTTCTAGTAGAGGTGTGTCTTCTTGTATCTGCCCATTGGCAACCACAACAACACCATTGATGACAAGGCTCGTGCAGTTAGGCTCTATCGCCTTTGCTACTTCGAACCCATTATTATTAAACATACTTATTTTTAATTTCATATCTTCTCCTTTGTGATTATTAAATAAGTAAATACATATTAAACAATCGCATGTAATAAGTCTATAAGATACATGCACAAATATCCCATATAGTCAACCCTTTGCGCGTGTGTGTCCGCCTTGGCTCGCTCCGCTCGCCTTCGCTCGTTGGGGGGGATAGGGTATAGAATGAATCTAATAGCATATTAATGAACAACAGGCGAAGCCCATAATATCTATTAGAATGAATCTATACCCTATCCCCCCCAACGAGCGAAGCGAGTGGGTTGTATATAGAAGAAAAAAATAGACATGGAGAGAATATCCAGAAACTTTGACAAATGGGGCTCCCCCCTTCATCATAGGAAACATTGAAAACGATTTGGCCACAAAAAATTTTAAAATTTCAAAATATTTGGCATGGAAAATCCTGATATAAATTTAGAAAGACTAGCAGAGCAATACCCTGAAGCCACCAGAGAACTGTTAGAATTAACTGAAGCACTAAATTCCAAGAAACTACAGCGTGAAGGACAAGAAAGTTTTTTGACCTATATCAATCACATGTGGCCAGACTTTGTAGAAGGCAGACATCACCAGATATTTGCAGAAAAACTAGAGCAAGTAGCACAAGGCAAGATAAAACGCTTGATAGTAAACATGCCACCAAGGCATACAAAGTCTGAATTTGCCTCTACATTCTTTCCATCATGGATCTTGGGCCGTAATCCTAAGTTGAAGATCATGCAGATTACGCACACCGCAGAACTTGCCTTCCGTTTTGGTAGAAAAGTTAGGGATATTATCGACTCAGACCTGTATCAAGACGTTTTTCCTGGCGTAAGTCTAAAAGCAGACAGCAAATCAGCAGGGAGATGGGAAACCAATAAAGGGGGCGAGGCGTTTTATTCAGGTATTGGTGGTGCGGTAACGGGTCGTGGTGCAGATCTGCTAGTTTTGGACGATATTCACTCGGAACAAGACGCACTTTCTCCTACAGCTTTGGACAATGCTTGGGAATACTACAGTTCTGGACCCCGACAAAGGCTACAGCCAGGCGGAGCTATCGTTATTGTCATGACACGTTGGAGTATTAAAGACCTGACAGGTAGATTATTGAACAAACAGGCAGAAGACCACGCCGATCAGTGGGAAGTGGTAGAGTTTCCTGCAATATTCCCTGAAACCAACAAACCGTTATGGCCAGAATATTGGCAATTAACAGAATTAGAGGGTGTAAAAGCCTCTTTGCCAGTAAGCAAGTGGGAAGCACAGTGGATGCAAAACCCTACGTCCGAAGAAGGGGCAATTTTGAAGCGAGAATGGTGGCAATTGTGGGAAGACGACGAAGTTCCAGAAATGCAGTACGTAATACAGTCGTACGACACGGCATATACCAAGAAAGAAACGTCTGACTTCTCTGCTATTACGACATGGTGCGTTTTCTACCCTGATCCTCACTCTATGCGGCCAGCTTTGCTATTGCTTGATGTCAAAAAAGGTAGGTGGGACTTTCCTACACTCAAGAGAGAGGCATATAAGCAGTTTGAATACTGGGATCCAGATACAGTTATTGTAGAAGCCAAGGCCAGTGGTCTACCGCTCACGGACGAATTACGTCATGCGGGTATTCCCGTGGTCAACTATTCACCTGGCAAAGGACAAGACAAGATTGCAAGAGTAAATGCGGTCGCACCCATGTTGGAATCGGGCATGGTGTACGTACCCGACACGCGTTGGGCGGAAGAATTAGTAGAAGAATGTGCAGCGTTTCCATTTGGAGATCATGACGACTTAGTGGACTCGACAACGCAAGCGTTAATGCGTTATCGACAGGGCGGATTTATTGGTTTAGAATCGGACGATGATCTGCAGGAAAACGAACCCAGACGGATCAGAGAATATTATTAGGAGAGAGCAATGGCTGATAAAGGCGAAAAGATAAAGGACCAAGGATTTGTTCCTTATGCAAAACAAACTGATATGAAAGCACCCATGACCAAACCTGGAGACGGGAAAGGCAAAAGCCGTGGTGGTGGAGACGCAATGAGAGGAACAAAGTTTACGGGCGTTTACTAAACTGTAGATGGCAGAGAACAGTAAACCAACCAACATAGAAAGGTTGTCAGATCTTATTGATCTGGAAGTACAAGACGGAGAGGAAGTTCAAATTGAAGAGCCCATGCAAATGGGTGAAGGCGATATTGCCGTTGAACTATCCGAAGAAGGCGCACAGATAGATTTCTTTCCTGATGAAGAAGTTATCGATACCACGCCCTTCGACGCAAACTTAGCGGAGTACGTTGACGAAGGCGAGCTAGGACGAATTGCTTATCAACTGATTACTGACTATGAAGAAGACAAAGGAAGTCGTCACGATTGGGAAGATGCTTACGTAAGAGGGTTAGACCTACTTGGATTCAAGTACGAAGACAGAGACAGACCTTTTCCAGGAGCATCAGGCGTAACCCATCCTATGCTCGCCGAATCCGTAACCCAGTTCCAAGCGCAGGCATTTAAGGAACTATTGCCAAGTAAAGGCCCTGTGAAAACAAGAGTTATGGGCAACGAAACTCCTGACGTAGAAGATCAAGCACGTAGGGTAGAAGAGTTCATGAACTACCAGATTACTACGGTAATGGAAGAATATACTCCTGAAATGGATCAATTATTGTTCTATTTGCCACTAGCAGGGACAGCATTTAAGAAAGTTTATTACGACCCAAGCAAACAAAGAGCAGTCAGCACCTTTGTACCCGTAGAAGATTTAGTCGTTCCATACACAGCCAGTGACCTAGAAACGTGTGAAAGAGTTACACATGTAGTCAAAATGAGCTACAACGAAATCAGAACACAACAACTTGCAGGATTCTACAGAGACATACCATTACAGCCTGCTGAAACAAACATAGGCAGCGAAACCACAGACAAAGAAGACGAGCTAGAAGGACTTAGTGCTAACACCAATGACATGATGTATGAACTGTTGGAGTGTCACGTATCTATAGACATACCAGGTTTTGAAGATCCAGACGGATACCACTTGCCTTACATTATTACGATAGACAGAGCGTCAAACGCAGTCTTATCTATTAGAAGGAACTACCGTCAGGACGATCCACTAAGAACAAAAATACAATACTTTGTACACTACAAGTTTCTCCCTGGTCTTGGATTCTATGGGTTCGGCTTAATACACATGATTGGCGGACTGTCTCGAACCGCTACTGGAGCCCTACGACAATTGATCGATGCAGGTACGCTGGCAAATCTACCTGCTGGATTTAAGGCCAGGGGACTTAGAATCAGGGACGATGAAACTCCACTAGAACCAGGAGAGTTTAGAGACGTAGATGCACCAGGCGGAGCGTTAAGAGATTCATTAATACCGCTACCGTACAAAGAACCATCTGGTACGTTACTGTCCCTATTAGGATTTTGTGTAGAAGCGGGACAACGATTTGCATCAATTACGAATTTACAAATAGGCGAAGGCAACCAAGAACTTCCTGTTGGAACAACCATGGCTTTACTAGAGCAAGGCACAAGAGTCATGTCTGCAGTTCACAAAAGACTACACTATGCACAAAAAACAGAATTTAAGATACTAACCAGATTGTTTGCAGAGTATCTGCCTCCTGTATATCCATACCAAGTTATAGGCGGAGACCAACAAATCAAACAAGCCGACTTTGATAACAGAGTAGATGTGATACCTGTGAGTGATCCTAACTTCTTCTCAATGAGCCAACGTATTACATTGGCACAACAAGAGCTCCAGTTAGTACAAAGCAATCCTGAGATACACAACATCAAAGAATCGTACAGAAGAATGTACCAAGCCTTAGGCACTGAAAATATTGAAGCGTTGTTCGCACCTGATCCGCCCCCACCCGTTCCGATGGATCCAGCAAGTGAGAATAGCGCAGCATTAATGGGTGCACCTCTTATGGCATTCCCTGATCAGGCGCATCAGATTCACATAGAGGTGCATCTTTCTTTCTTAGAGTCTGGAGCAGGTATGACAAACCCTGCAGCGGTGCCTATGATGGTGTCGCACATATTCCAACACATATCATTAGAAGCACAGAACCAAGCTAATGAACAGATGCCAGATCAACCACAACCGACGCAACAACAGATACCAGCCATGCAGCAAGGAGGAATGATGATGCCGCCCCCACCTAACCCTGCAAAAGAAGCTTTGAAGGCACAACTAGAACTAGAGATCATGGAATCGATCATGCCTAGAATAGAGAAGATACTATCTACTGACGATGGCGTAGTGGCACTGAAACAGCAAGAGCTTGCAATTCGTGCAAAAGAGAACGAAGATGATAAAATGATTGCAGAGGAAAGAATCAAACTGGATAAAGCGAAGCTTAAACAGAAAGATCAATCCGAAGAAGAGAAACTAAGATCTCAAGAAGATATAGCAGCAATGAAAGTTGGTGCAGAAAGAGAAAGGACAAGAAAAGATGGTAATTAAAATTCCAGGCCTAGAAAACATTGACATGGAAGCTATAAACTCAGCTGTTGAACAAGCTGTGGCTTCTGCTGGCGTAGGTCAATTAGACTTAGGGTCTTTAGGAACAAGCGGACAGTCTGTTATGGAAGGTGAGCCAGTAACTTTAGCTGCTGACCCTGTAGCTCCAGTTTTTGACACAAACGATGTAGCGGGTTCATTAGCTGCTGGTTTAGTTCCAACACAAGCAGACATTGTAAACATGTATGCACCCTATGTTTTTGGTTCTAAAGTTCCAGAAAAAACTTTTAATGAGATAAGAGCTTTAGAAGAAGCTGGTTATCCTTTAATAATTGATGGCAAACAGTATGCACCAACCAGCACTATTTCTCATATACAAGATGGTAAGTTTATACCCAAGACTGTAGGCACTGACTACACTTATCCAAGCGTAGCAGACACTGTTATTACGGGTGAGCCAGAGGTCACCCCCATGGATAGCGATATAGACAGAGCTGTTGCTACAGCCGTAGCGTCTGCTATGGCATCTGGTGGAGACATGCTAGTACAAGCTGCTGACGATCCTATAATGACTGCGGTTGAAACAGCCGTGGGCAGTGGTCAACCGACCACGGACGATACTATACTTACAGAACAAGCAATGACTTCTGTTCCTACAGAAACAACACAAGTAGCACAAGAAGCACAACCCGATTTCATGACTCAGATAAACGAACTTATTGCACAAATGCAAGCTGAACAAACTGCCGCAGCCGCTGCCCAGCAACAACAAGCAGCTGAAATGGCACAGAATTACATGGTTGGACAACCAGCCGTAGGTTATAACCCGTACGAAAGCGGACAGTATCAGAACAATCCGTATGGAGCCGCTGGAGTACCAGACATGGGAGGTATAACATCTATACCTGTACCTGCAGCCTATACCCCTAACCCTTACTTAATCGGAGGAACAACATAGATTTACTACAATTCGCGACAGCTGTATTGCGCGCCATAGATGAAAAAGAACAGCAACTTCAAGAAATACTCTCCAACGGCGAAGTCCGAGATTGGGAGCATTACAAGAATCTGACTGGTCAAGTCGAGGCGTTAAATTACACACGAGAAGAAATTCGACAACTAATGAAAAACCAGGAGATATAAATGCCAACCCCAAGCACGTTAGCAATGGAAGAAGAATGGAAAAAGAAAGAAGCAGATAAGTCTGTTTTAGAAAAAGCTTATCAATCAGGTAAGAAAAAAGGAGACGCGACCACGCTCGATCCTGATAAATTAGATTCAAAACTACTAGATCAACTACCTTCACCTACAGGGTGGAGAGTTATGATCTTGCCGTACAAAGGCCAAGGACAAACCGAAGGTGGTATTGTCCTGACAAGCGAAACTCGTGAAAGACAGCAGATAGGAACGCTGCTTGGCTACGTACTAAAAGTCGGACCACAAGCGTACGACGGAGAAAGATTTTCTACTGGCCCTTGGTGCAAACCAGGAGACTGGGTATTGATTGGAAGATACTCAGGATCAAGGATACAAATCGAAGGCGGAGAAATAAAACTGTTGAATGATGATGAAATCATTGCAACGGTTCCAGACCCAGAAGCAATTCTGCATCAATTTTAATAACCATGGAGAACGACCATGCCTGAGCATAAACTAAATATGAATGCCGCTGAGGAAACAGTACAGTTAGATGATACTGGTCCTGAGGTGGATGTTGATATAGACGAAGGTGGAGCTTTACCTATAGATCCCCAGCAACCTACTAAACCTGTACTAGGTGACGAGGGAGCTGCGGAAGTAGTACCAGAGCCCCAACCCGAAGAAGCAAAAGCTGACGATCACGAAGAATACAGTAAAAGTGTAAAGAAACGTATTGACAAGCTAACTGCTAAACTAAGGGAAGCCGAACGAAGAGAGCAAGCAGCAACGCAATTTGCAGAAAACGTAAAGAAAGAAAACGAAACATTAACACAACAAAAAACGAATTTAGATAGTAACTACATCGTAGCTGAGGCCAATAGGATTTCAGCTGAAACCGAAGCAACGAAAAATATTTTAAGAAAAGCAAACGAAGAAGCAGATATTGAAGCACAAACAAACGCACAACAAAAACTAGCAGCTCTTGCCGTTGAAGCTCAACGTGTACAAGCTTTGAACCAAGAGCGCACTGCACAAGCAGCGCAATACCAACAAGTAACACAGGATATTCCGAAAGGGCCACAGCCACAGCCTCAAGAGTATTCTGAACCAGATCCCAAAGCTCAAGCATGGGCAGAAGAGAATCCTTGGTTCGGAAACGACAAAGCTATGACTATGACCTCGTTTGCTTTTCATGAAGATTTGTTGTCAGAAGGGTTTGACCCCGCAAGCAATGAATACTATGATGAGATAAATAACAGGATTCGAAACGAGTTCCCTCATAAATTTAATGATGAAACTCAGCCGAACCAACCCGCTCAGACGGTAGCACCAGCGAAGCGAAGTGCAAAATCAGGGCGCAAAACTGTGAGACTCACACCTTCACAGGTTGCAATAGCAAATAAATTGGGTGTGCCTTTAGAAGAGTACGCGAAATATGTTGAATAACGTGGAGCAACGTAAATGACTGAAAATAATAAAAAGATTGACGAGAATCGTCAACCACGCGAAGCCCAGACTCGCGAAAAGCAAGTAGCGAGAAAACCATGGGCTCCCCCATCTGCTTTGGACGCACCTACACCTCCCGAAGGTTATGTTCATCGTTGGGTGAGATTAGAAATCAGAGGACAAGATGATCGTAAGAATGTCATGTCTAAGATGAGGGAAGGATGGGAACCTGTGAGAGCAGATGAATATCCTGACTTTGAATCTCCGACAATCGATGATGGTAAGTTTGAGGGTGTTATAGGCGTTGGTGGTTTAATACTATGTAGGATTCCTATTGAAACTGTACAGGAAAGATCTGAATACTTTGCAAATAAAACGCAAAGCCAGATGGATGCTGTAGATAACGATATGATGAAAGATGGTACGCACCCCAGTATGTCCATAAACAGACCAGAGAGGCAGTCGCGCGTAACAATTGGTGGAACTCAAGGTTCGTCAAACAACTAAGAGTTCTTTATATTAATTCTTGTAAATTAGAGAAAAGAATATGGCAAATGTAGATAAAGCCTTTGGGTTAAAACCTTATAAAGGTCTCAATGTCGGTTCAGCCGTTCAAGAAGCTAATAAATATAACATTAATCCATCAGGATACGGTACAAGCATCTTCCAAGGTGACTTAACTATATTCAACGGAGGATACATCGAAAGATCAGCAGCTAGTTCTGCTAATAACGTAGGTGTTTTATCTCATGTTTTTTATACAGCTACTGACGGAACTCCCACTTTTAAGAATTACTATCCAGCATCTACAACGGCACTTGGAAGCGGAGACATAGAAGCTTACATCTATGACGACCCTAATCAATTGTTTGTTGTTCAAGCGGATGGTGCTTCTACTATCGCAGCTGTTGGCAGAAATGCTGACACTGATGGTATTGGTGGTAGTACAACAACTGGCGTAGCTACTCGCGAGCTCGACTCTAGTACACTAGCAACAACCCAAGCACTTCAGCTTAAAGTTGTGGGCGTAGTTCAAGATGATAAAAACGGAGACCTTTCAAGCAATAATGCGAACTTAGTTGTTCTCATTAATGAACATGCTTATAGAGGTCCTGTCGCTGGAACATAAGGAGTAAATTAGATGGCAATTTCTAGAGGACAATTAGTCAAAGAGTTACTTCCAGGTCTAAACGCGTTATTTGGTCTTGAGTACGATAGATATGAAAACGAACATGAAGAAATTTTTGACGTTGAAAATTCTGATCGTGCTTTTGAAGAAGAAGTAATGCTAACAGGCTTTGACCAGGCACCCGTTAAATCAGAAGGAGCAGGCGTAGCGTTTGATTCAGCCCAAGAGGCGTTCACGTCACGTTATACCCACGAAACCATAGCTTTAGCGTTTAGCATCACAGAAGAAGCGGTAGAGGATAACCTATACGACAGATTGTCGGCTAGGTACACTCGTGCGCTTGCAAGAAGTATGTCAAACACTAAGCAAGTCAAGGCGGCAGCTGTATTGAATAATGCTTTCAATTCAAGTTTCCCTGGCGGCGATGGGAAAGAACTTTGCGCAACAGATCACCCAACTGTGGGGGGTCCTAATTTGAGCAATGAGCTTTCAACATCTGCTGACCTAAGTGAAACTTCACTTGAACAAGCATTGATTGATATTGCAGCCTTCACTGACGAACGTGGTTTGAAAGTAGCTCTTCAAGGAACTAAGTTAATTATTCCTAAAGAACTACAATTCGTAGCTGATAGAATATTGGAAACTCCAGGCAGAGTTGCCACGTCTGATAATGATATTAACGCCATGAGAAACATGGGTATGATCCCTGAGGGATATACAGTTAATCACTATCTGACTGACACTGATGCTTTTTTCATTAAAACTGATGCACCGAACGGTTTCAAAATGTTTAATCGTTCACCAATCAGAACTTCAATGGAAGCGGATTTCGATACGGGTAATGTTAGGTACAAAGCTAGAGAAAGATACAGCTTTGGATTCTCGGATCCACGTTGCGTCTTCGGTAGCCCAGGAGCATAACACTCGATTAGTTTAATGGAACCCAGCTGGGGGTTTCTTACTCAACCCAGCAACCTTATCTTTTCTACACATTTCCATTTTTTTCTGATACGATAATCTCATACCGAGATAATTTGTTATACCAACTGACTCGGCAGACTCACTCCAAGATGGTGTAACACATTTAGTTAGGAGAAAAATATGGCTAAATCAACATTTTCAGGACCAGTCAAGTCTTTGGCTGGATTTATATCAGCAGGTAGTTCAGCTTTTGTTAGCTTAACAGCCGATACTTCACTTACAGTAGCAGCACACGCAGGTAAGGTTCTTACTTGTAACGATGCAGATGGTAAATTTACTTTACCTTCAATCGTAGCAACTACTCCAAGTGACTCTACTGATCCAAACCAACTTAATAACATAGGTGCAACTTTCTACTTTGTTGTCGAAACAGCTGCTACTGATATGGATATTAAAACAGATGGAACAGATAAGTTTGTAGGTGCACTTTACACTGGTAAAGATGATGCTACAGGTAAGACTTTTATATCTGGTGCGTCTAATGATGTTATCACTATGAATGGATCAACTAAAGGTGGGCTTGCTGGTAGTATCGTAAAAGTAACTGCAATGGCTTCTGCAAAGTATGCTGTTGAAGGACTTATTTTAGGTTCAGGAACTATAGTTACACCATTTGCTGACGCTTAATAGGAGACTAATATGAGTTCAGATGTAAAAGCATCCGTTCCTTTAACTAGCTCAGGGAGGCTTCAAGGTTTTATTGGAGCATCAGGAGCTGGAACTGCTACTAATTTAGGCTCACTAAGGATACAGTCTGTACAAGCTCAATCTAGCGATGCTGACGCACAGATCATCATATACGATGGTTCTAGCGCAAGTGGCACTAGAATAATAGCTCAGTTTAAGTTTGGTTCTGCAGCGAACGAATCTTTCGATCACTACATACCAGGCATGGGCTGTCGTTTTACAGAAGGAGCTTATGTAGCTTTGACTAACTGCGACTTTTTCGTTGCATATTACAATTAAGGATTAGATATGTTTAAAAAGACTAAAGGTTACGCTCAAGGCGGTAAAATGAAGTCCAAAGGTATGAAAACTGGCGGAGTTACAAAAACCAAAGGTTATAGAAGAGGCGGTGTAACCATGAGCACTAAAGGCTATAGAATGGGCGGTGTAATCGCTATGAATACCAAAGGTAATAAAAAAGGCGGGAAGAAAGGCGGAAAGCCCTAAGTGGCCTATCTACATAGCAACATACCCCACTTTAAGTGTTGGGTAAGGAAAGAGTACACCCACAACCACGAACGGTTTCATGGCGAGTTTTTACACGCCATGGCTGTGGGTGTCACAACAATGCCTTGTAGATGTCTTAGTTTTCAAATTATTTTTACAGGTGTTCCTTCCGAAGAACAGGAAGAACAAGGAATGGAAAACGTGTACGGTGGTGCAATGTGGGCAAGAATGCCTATTACTGCCTTAGTAGGAGACACGCCATTTACCGAATGGCCAGAACCTATGGCTGTACATGATGCTCAGCCTTGGGATTGTTCTTCTCACAATCATGCAGTCTACGTTATAGACAGGGCAACACCATGTCCTTGGTTAGCAAAGATAGGTGGACAAATGTATCCAGCTAAATACTTGTTTACAGTAGATTACGCAGAGAACGAAATTGCAGACGATCCTGCACAGCACAAACAAAGTCATGTTATGGAATTATTAGATGCGGGGCCGTGGACAGGTAACATAGTTGCCTTACCAAACAACCGTGTCAGAGTTACACATCCAGCTTGGTTTGAAACGGGACAAGGAGCACCTGATTTCAAACCGTCAGCTCACATACATTATTCTAAATCTGATTTAGATTATACGTTGGATGTTAATAGAATATTTGATAATCTATACGCAGAGGAAGAAGAATAATGGCAACATCAGGAACAACTTCATTTGATTTAAGCGTAGATGAAATTATAGAAGAGGCATACGAAAGATGCGGTCTTGAGTTACGCACTGGCTATGACTTAGAAACAGCGAGACGCTCATTAAACATAATGATTGCTGAATGGGCAAACAGAGGCTTAAACCAATGGCTAATAACAGAGAACACTTTTACTGTTACAAAAGGAACTGACGAATACAGTTTAGGAACAGATATAGTAGATATTACTTCTGCTGTTATTACGCGTGATGGCACAGATTTTCAAATGTCTAGATTGAGTAGGTCTGATTATCTCTATACCCCTAACAAAACGGATCAGGCAAAGCCTACTCAATTCTTTTTAGAAAGACACATAACACCAAAAGTTTATTTATACCCCACTCCAGAAAATTCTACAGATGTAATCAAATACTACGCTTTAACAAGAATACAAGATGCAGGGGACTACACGAACACGATGGAAATAACATTTAGGTTCTTGCCTTGCTTAACAGCAGGTCTTGCCTATTATATTGCTATGAAAAGAGCTCCAGATAGGTTACAGTTATTAAAAACAGTTTATGACGAGGAATGGGATAGAGCAGCAAGTGAAGATATAGATTCTGTAAGCTCTAAATTCTTACCTCCAAGAATGATAATATAAAGGAAAATAATATGAGTATTTTTAAAACATTAGGAGGTATACGACAACCAACGTTTACAACACCTACATTACCTATGACTGGACCTGCGGCTCCTTCACAAATGCCAGTAATGCCAGTTGTTTCACCCCCTGCACCAATGCCTATTCGAGGACCTGGTGAGATTGGTATTGGTGGCACTACTGCTCCCATCATGCCTCCTTCTAATCCTGGCCCTGGCCCTAGTCCTATGCCTGGCCCTAGTCCTATGCCTATGCCTATGCCTGTGCCACCAGAAGGTGCTATGCCTGTGCCTGTGCGAGGCGGAACTTTAAAAAAACTAATGTTTGAAAGGGATAGACTACAAGCTAGATTAGATCAGATTAATGCAAGGATACAAGAATTAATGCAAGGTCAAGGTTCTGGAAAATCACAAGAAGGAATTGGAAATCTTTTAGAACAACTATTAAGGAATCAGAGCGAAAGAGGCGATTTCGGCGATTAAAACAAAATGGCTTTTGCTTCTGGTAAACGAGCTTATGGAATTTGTGACACTTGTGGACAAAGATACCGTTTACATCAGTTGCAAGAACAATGGGACGGTTTCAAAACTTGCCCAGAATGTTTCGATCCTAAACAACCTCAACTAGAAGCTCCCCCTGTTGGAGCTGATCCAGAAGCTTTACTGAACCCACGACCAGACAGAACAGAGCCTTCTGCTCAAAGTCTTCTTGTAAATAATCCATTTCTTACTACACAAGGTAGTGCAGTGATAACTGTCTTTGAAGATAATCATGGCAGAAGCACAGGAGATAAAGTTAGATTTAGAAACGTAGATTCTTTTGATGGTTTTACAAGCAGTGTCATAGAAGATCCTGATGGATATGCAATCACAGTAACTGCTAATACAACTACTGACATACTTAATTACAACAACAATACATATACTTTTACAGCTACGTCTGGAACAGGCACAGCAGGAGCTAGAGGAGGCGGAATAGATTGTACAGTTGGACCTGCACAAACGCTTTTGCCTTTAAATCCATTTAAAACAGGTAGCTCAGGAGCAAGTACAGTTATATTTGTTACAGAATTTAAACATGGTAGAACTACTGGAGATACAGTAAGATTCAGAGACACAGAGGCTGTTGATGGTGTGACGACCACTGTACTTGAAGCAGCAAGTGGATATACAATAACAGTGGTAGATACAAACGAGTATAAGTTTACATCTACAGGAACAGCCACCACAGGTGATGTTACAGGTGGTGGAGATAGCGTAACAGCAGGACCAGTATAATGGCAGGATTTACATATAGCTCACTAAAAACAACAATACAAAACTATGTAGATAGTTCTGAAACAACTTTTGTTGATACGTTGAATACTATTATTGAACAAGCCGAAGAACGTATTTTAAAAGGCGTTTGGTTAGATAATTTTAAAAAGAACGTCACAGGAACAGCTACAGCAGACAGTCCTTACTTAGGAATGCCTACAGATTTCTTAGCTCCTTTTAGTTTAGCTGTGATAGATAGTGACACATATCATTATCTTAATTTAAAACAAGTTAGTTTTATGAGGGCCTACAAACCAACTACGACTGGTTCTGTAACAGGAAGACCAAAATATTATGGCGAATTTGATAGCGACACTTTTATCCTTGCACCTACCCCTAGTAGTAACTTTACATTTGAACTTCACTATTTTTACAGGCCATCTTCTTTGACCGCAGCTGGGGATAGCGGACAAACTTGGCTTTCTGAAAACGCACCTATAGCTTTGCTGTACGCATGTTTAACAGAAGCAGCCATATTTTTAAAAATGGATCCAACAGAAATAACAACATACAACCAAAGGTTTGAGGACGCTTTGGCTAGATTAAAAAACACTGCAGAGGGAGCAGGAACACAAAGTCAGTACAGATACGACCAAGTTCGTATTCCTACCACCTAATGCTACAAAAACCTCTTCCAGAGTTGGAAGGTAAAAACATCGCGCTTGTAGCTATGGGGCAAAGTCAATTAGATTATCATTTGTCCAGGACACACAGTCTGACGTTTGATGAAGTGTGGGCCGTAAACGCTATGATAAGTGTTTTACCAGAAGTAGACAGAGCGTTTATTTTAGATCCTATGTCTAGGTTTTTTGATACAGAGGATGCAGGCACCATGACCCAAGTTATGAGAAAGTATTTGCCTGAAATTGAATACCCCATATATACGTGCGAGCTTGACGAACGTGTACCAGCTGCAGAAGAATTTCCATTAGGACCTTTGGTAGGTGATTTAACATGTGCTTACCTCAACAACACTGTAGCCTACGCTATAGCTTTTGCTCTATGGAACAAGGTAAGTCATTTAACAGTTTTTGGCGTAGACTTTACTTATAAAACTAACATGCACTTTGCAGAGTCAGGTAAAGCTTGTTGTGAGTTTTGGTTAGCTAAATGTATGGAAAATAATATACAGGTGTCTGTAGCACCTAGATCTAATTTACTTGAAACAGATGTTCCTACAAAAGAAAAGTTGTACGGCTATCATAGACTAGAAGACCCTGTTGTTACTTACATGGATAAAGGTAAGATGGGCGTTTGTAAATGGTCTGATATAATAAAACAACAACAACAATTTATTGGAATGATAGATAGAAATGATTTACCACCAGAACCAGAGGAATATTAATGTTTTCACTTGATTCAGAAACAGAAGTTGGTAATCTTAACGTTACTACAACGAATAACAGAGGGCACACTGTAGAAGAAGTTGCAGAAATGGCTACTAATAGATTAGTTTCCATTAGCGACACGGCCCCTGCACCCATTAGGGCACAAGCACATGCTTTTAAAGAAGCATGCAAACACATTATTACTTATTATATGCGCGAGGCCGTAAAGAACCACGTTTGTACAATATGTAATGAATTAGAAAAACAAGGTCAAAAAGACCTAGCTAATATTATTAGGAGACTATAATGGCTATAACACAAGCAATGTGCACTTCTTTTAAAAAAGAACTTTTAGAGGGCGTTCACAATTTTAAAGCTTCGGGTGGCAACACTTTTAAGCTGGCGTTATACACAAGCTCTGCAACTATGACTGCAGCCACTACAGCGTTTACTACAACTAACCAAGCTAGTGGAACAAACTACACATCAGGCGGAGCAGCGTTAACAAATGTCAATCCAACATCTTCTGGAACCACTGCGTTTACAGATTTCAACGATCTTACATTTGGAACAGCAACAATCACAGCAAGAGGTTGTATGATTTACAACGACTCTGCGTCAGGTGATCCAGCTGTTGCGGTGTTTGATTTTGGTGGAGACAAGACATCAACTGCGGGAAGCTTTACTATTCAATTCCCAGCAGCAGACGCAAGTAACGCAGTAATAAGAATAGCGTAACCCTAGATGTCAGGTTGGGGTCGAGCTGGCTGGGGCGAAGGGCCCTGGGGTCAGCCCGCAATAGTTAATGTAGCTGTAAACCTTACAGGTGTTGCAGGAACTTCTGCGTTAGGTACAGAAACAGTATCTTGTGACGCAAACGTAGCTGAAACAGGTGTTACTTGTACAGGTTCGGTTGGATCTCTCACAGCTACAGGACAAGCTAATGTTACAGAAACAGGTCTAGCAGGAACTTCTGCGCTAGGATCGGTCAGCGTTTCTGCAGGAGCAGTTGTAACAGAAACAGGTGTAACAGCCACTAGCGGTATAGGTTCTCTTGTTGCTACAGGTACAGCAAACGTAACTGAAACAGGTCTAGCGGGAACAGGTGGTTTAGGTTCCCTTACAGCCACAGGTGCAGCGAATCAAGCTGTAACAGGATTAGCAGGGACAACAGCACTAGGAAATGTTTTAACTGCAGGTGCTGCAATAACAGGTGTTTCAGGCACCGCTTCTACAATTTCAGTAGGAGACGAAACTGTAATATGTGACGCTAACGTAGCTTGTACAGGAGTATCAGCAACTGGTGCGCTAGGAAGCGTAACTACATTTACAGAAAATATTGTATCTATAACAGGTGTTGGAGCAACATCAGCAATAGGTAATTTAACTGTAAACGCTCAAGCTATTGTGGTTCCAACAGGAGTAGAAGCAATAGGGGCTGTCAGTCAAATATTAGTTTGGGGTCCTATTATTCCTGGACAAGATCCAAGTTGGACAAATGTTACAGATACACAAAATCCAGGGTGGGAAGAAGTTGCTTAACTATCCAATAAAAAGTAATATTATCAAAGCGGAGACAAATATATGGCAAGCTCATACGTAAATGATTTAAGACTCAATGAAATGGCGACAGGTGATGCGTCAGGAACATGGGGCGATGTGACGAATACGAACCTCGAATTGATTGGAGAGGCTCTTAGTTTCGGCACAGAGGCTATAACAACCAATGCTGACACGCATACCACCACAGTAGCCGACGGTGCTGCTGATCCTGGTAGAGCTATGTACCTCAAATATACGGGAACATTAGATTCAGCCTGTACGATTACGATTGGACCGAACACTATAAGCAGAATGCAGTTTATTGAGAATGGCACAAGTGGTTCTCAAAACATAATAATTTCACAGGGTTCTGGAGCTAACGTAACTATACCTCCAGGAGACACAAAAGCAGTTTACCTAGATGGTGCTGGAAGTGGCGCAGCAGTAGTAGACGCTTTTGCTAGTCTTTCCACAGTAGACCTAAAAGTACAAGACGATTTAACAGTTACAGATGATGTAAGTGTGGGCGGAGATTTAGCTACAACAGGTGCTTCTACAGCAGCCAGTTATAATGGAATTACAAGTAAGACCTTTGGTACTGGCTCCATAATGATTGGAGATAATGCTACAGGTACTATAGATGCTGCTAATTATAATACTGGTTTAGGTGTAGATATTTACGCTGCATTAACGACAGGTGATGAAAATACAGCTATTGGTGCATTTAGTTTAGGTGCAGTTACAACAGGTAGATACAATACTGGTTTAGGTAAAGGCACTCTGGAAGCAACAACAACCGCAGATAGTAATACGGCTGTTGGAACAAATGCTATGCAGAGCAACACTACAGGAACACAAAATGTTGCGGTAGGTTCGTCATCATTAGACGCTAATACTACAGGAGACAATCTTGTTGCTCTCGGTCATGCTGCTTTAGGGGCTAATACAACTGCTGACGATAATACGGCAATAGGAGCATTTTCATTAGATGCTAATACAACTGGTACTGGAAACACTGCTGTCGGTAAAAGTTCTTTAGGTGCTAACACTACAGGTACTGCAAACACAGCAGTCGGTAAAAATGCTTTAGAAGTAAATACCACAGGTTCAGAAAACACAGCAGTTGGTACAGCAGCGTTAGACGCTAATACTACAGGTTCTTCCAGCACAGCAATGGGTACTTATGCTTTAGGAGCAAACACCACAGGAGAATCAAATACAGCCTTTGGTCATAATGTTTTAAATGACAACACTACAGGTTCGTATAACGTAGCCGTTGGTGCAGGGTCTTTACAATTAAATACAACAGGTACAAGAAACACAGCAGTTGGACAAAATGCTTTAGACACTAACACTGAAGGAAATGACAACGTAGCAATCGGACTTAATTCTTTAGACGATAACACGACAGGTGATAACAACACAGCAGTTGGTAGAAGTTCTTTAGCTAATAATACAACCGCAGACGGCAATACAGCAGTTGGTTACTATGCTTTAGAGGCAAACACTACAGGTACAGGAAATGTTGGTATAGGTTATCAAGCTTTAGATGCAAATACGACTGCATCTAATAATAACGCTCTTGGCTATGGTGCTTTAGGTGCTAATACCACAGGAGCACATAATAATGCTTTTGGAACTTTAGCATTAGATGCAAACACGACAGGTCAACAAAACACAGGTATAGGCACTAATGCTTTAGGAGCAAATACAACTGCAAGTTACAGCACAGGAGTTGGCTATCAGGCTCTAGCAGCAAATACAACTGGTCAAGAAAATGCTGCATTTGGAACAGATTCCTTATTAGCAAATACTACAGGTGGCAGAAATACTGGAATTGGTGCTTACGCTTTAAACGCAAACACTACTGCGTCTAATAATACAGGCGTAGGTTATTCAGCTTTAATTGCAAACACTACAGGAGCTCAAAACGTAGCAGTTGGAACACAATCATTAGACGCTTGCACAACAGGAAGTAATAACACCGCACTAGGATATGAAGCACTTGGTAAACATACTACTGGTACAGATTGCGTAGCAGTAGGCAGAGCAGCAGCACTTGATAACACAACAGGTAGTGGAGCTGTTGCATTAGGTGTGGAAGCATTAGAAAACGCTACTACTGGCAGCAATAATGTAGGATTAGGAAAACAAGCTGGTAGGTCAGTTTCTACTGGTGGTAATAATATGTTACTTGGTCCTTTTGCTGGTAACTCAGGCTCACCAGGAGGAGAAATAACAAGTGGTAATAACGAAGTTACTTTAGGTAATGGCGACCATTCTAAAATAAATGCACAAGTATCAATCACAGTAGCTTCTGATGAGAGAGACAAAACAGATTTTCAACCTTTATCTGCTGGATTAGATTTTGTAAATCAATTAAGACCATATACTTATTACTGGGATAAAAGACATAAGTATGTAGATTGGGCAGAAAATCCTGATGTGGATTTGAATACTATTACACATGATGGCACACACAAAGAAGATTGGATGGATGTTGGCTTTAAAGCACAAGATGTTGTTGCTTTAGAAGAATCAATAAATCATAGCTTATCTGATAAAACTAATTTGGTTAGTAACTTGTCAGGTGATGGTAAACAATATTCTTTGCAATATGAAAAGTTTGTACCAATATTAGTAAAAGCAGTGCAAGAACTTTCGGCTAAAGTTGAAGAATTAGAAAAACATTAAAAGGAGAATAATATGCATCAAACAGTAGCAGAATGCTTAACAGCAGCAACAGATAGTGCCACAGTTATTAATGACGTTAATACTAATGGCAAAAGGTCAACGCACATTGGCGGTACAGCAGATACAGATACAGATATGTCGCAAGCAGATATAAATATATTAATACAACAAAATGTTGACCATTTAGAAGTAATTTTGGCTTACGATGGCACTGGTCTTACACCTAACGTGGTAGGTTCATCTTCAAGTAAAAAGACTACTTGTAGTGACGCTATTACTACAGGTAAAGCGTACATTGCAGCGAATTAATAATAAAGGAGAAAATAAATGTTATATCTTAATATTTTTGCTTGGGTTACAGCCATAATAGCAATAGCTTCATTAGTAGCTGCTATTACACCCACCCCAAAAGGAGATAAATTTTTGGCTAAACTATATAAAGTCATAGACTTTTTAGCTCTTAATATTGGTAAAGCCAAGGATAGATCATGAGTTGGTGGAACAAAGTAGTTGGTTTTTGGACGAACACTGAGGAAGTAAAAGTTCGTGCTAGAACCGAAGAAGGTAAATTTGTTGCTGACGACAAATCTACTCCAGATGTTAATGAAGCTTACACAACTAAACGGGTAAAGAAAAAGTCTAAGAAGTAATGGCTACTGCTAAAGAAGCGTTACTCAAAGTAGAGGCACATGAAAGAGAGTGTGCAATTCGTTATGAAAATATAGAAAAACGATTGGACGAAGGCTCTGCTAAATTTAGAAGATTAGAGTATATTATGTGGGGCCTTTACGGTTTGACTGCTGCTTCTTTAGGTATAGATAAATTAATATAAATGCGAAATGGCACTAGAAAAATTTATACTTCGACCAGGAATCAATCGAGAAGGAACCGACTATTCCAATGACGGAGGATGGTTTGACGCTAATCTTGTAAGATTTCGTAAAGGACTACCAGAAAAAATTGGAGGCTGGGCTAAAGCTACGACCAATACTTTTTTAGGAACCGCCAGAGGTTTACACGCTTGGGTAGATTTATCTCTTAGTAAATTTTTAGGAGTCGGAACTACTTTTAAATACTACATAAGAGAGGGACAAAACTTTTATGACATTACACCATTAAGAGTTACTACTACTGCAGGGGACGTTACTTTTTCAGCTACAAATGGCAGCTCTACCATTACTGTAACTGACACAAGCCACGGAGCAGCAACTAACGACTTTGTTACATTTAGCGGTGCCTCTAGTTTAGGTGGCAATATAACCGCTGCTGTTTTAAATCAAGAACATCAAATTACTTCAGTTCCTTCTGCTAATACTTACACATTTGAAGCAAAAGACACATCAGGAGCTACCGTTACAGCAAACTCCAGCGATAGCGGTAATGGTGGTAGCTCTGTAGTTGGAGCATATCAAATAAACGTAGGCTTAGATGTCTATGTGCAATCTACTGGTTGGGGAGCAGGTCTTTGGGGAGCAGGCACTTGGGGATCTTCTACGGCAATTACAGCTAGTAACCAATTAAGATTATGGTCACACGATAATTTTGGAGAAGATCTAGTAATAAATCCTAGAGCAGGAGGCGTATTTTATTACGACACCAGTGCTGGAACTTTAGGCACAACGAGAGCTACAGCATTAAGTGATTTAGCAGGAGCAAACTTAGCACCTACAGTAGCGTTACAAGTCTTAGTTAGTGACATAGACAGACACGTTATTTGTTTTGGAGCTGATCCAATATCAGGTAGCTCGCGCACAGGCACGTTAGATCCAATGTTAATAGCCTTTAGTGATCAAGAAAATGTAACAGAGTGGGAACCGTTGTCTACAAACACTGCAGGGTCTTTAAGATTATCTGCAGGATCATCGATTGTAGGAGCTATTAGAGCAAGACAAGAAACTTTAGTCTGGACGGATACTTCTCTTTATTCTATGACATTTGTAGGCCAACCATTTACTTTTGGTGTTAACCTAGTGAATGAAGGTGTTGGTTTGATTTCTCCCAACGCAGCTATTAATTCTCCTAAAGGTATTTTTTGGATGGATAAAAAAGGTTTTTATAATTATAACGGACAAGTACAAGACGTTCCTTGTAGTGTACAAAACTATGTGTTCAGCGATTTTAATGAAGGACAGTCCTTTCAAACGTTTGGATTTTTAAATAAACAGTTTGATGAAGTAGGATGGTTTTACTGTTCTGGTGACACCACTACCATAGATAGATATGTTGTCTACAACTATGAAGAACAAGTCTGGAGCATAGGACAACTTAATAGAAGTGCATGGGTAGATGAAGGCATATTTGATAATCCAATGGCTACTTCATCAGGGTATCTGTATAACCATGAAACAGGTAACGATGATGACGGTTCGCCAATGGACAATGTGTTTATAGAGTCTAGTGACTTTGCATTAGGTAACGGAGATCAGTTTCAATCAATAAACAGGATTATACCTGATGTTAAATTTACAGGAGACGGAGGCACAGGGCAGACAATAAATTTTGTTTTGAAACAAAGAGACTTTCCAGGAGACAGTCTTGTTACTGAAACTACAAGCACTTGCACTTCTTCCACAACTAAAATAGATACAAGACTTAGAGCAAGACAGGCCGTGCTTAGAATAGAATCAGACGATGATAATAGTGAAGGAGCTCGTCTTGGTGTGGGTTTTAGGGTGGGTGCTACACGCATGGATTTAAAACCAAATGGCAGAAGATAGTGGCTAAACTGTTAGAAACAAAATTACCCATAGCCATAGGAGACATATCTCCTGAAACTTTTAACAGGCTTGTAAGAGTCCTGGAGCTTTCTTTAAATAAAGTAGACATCGACTCTACTTTGTCTGTAAATGAAACTCAACGTAACGCAAATAAATTTCAACAAGGCGATATTATTTGGAACTTGACTGCACAAGAACTGCAACTATGGAATGGTGAACAATGGATAAGTTTATACGAGCGAAGAGAATTTGGCGTAGAGGCTGTAACTTCCTTGGGCAAAGTTACGGTATCTACGAACGGAGCGACCTCAATACAAATATAATGGACAGAGAACAATTATTAAAGGAACTTATGTTAGACGAAGGTGTTATTCATGAGATTTATAGGGATCATCTTGGATACCCTACTTTTGGTGTAGGGCATTTGATAACAGAAAAAGACAAAGAATGGGGCCTCAAGATGGGTACGCCTATATCAAAAGAAAGAGTTAAAGAATGTTTAGAGCAAGATGTAGAAATAGTTTGCTCGGAGCTAGACAAGAATATGAAATGGTGGAGAGAGCTTAGCGATGCGAGACAACGTGTCATGGCTAATATGTGTTTTAATCTAGGTTATCCTAGACTTAGTAAATTTAAAAACTATCTTGCAGCTGTACAAGAACAAGATTGGGAAACAGCAGCCAAAGAAATGTTGGATAGTAAGTGGGCTAGACAAGTAGGAGATCGAGCAGTAAGACTACAAACGATGATGTTAGATGGTTAAAAGAACTAAAAAGAAAAAGAAAAATGTGTCAAACTATAAGAAAAGATTAAGGAGACCATAATGAGTCTTTACGAAAATATACATAAGAAAAGAAAGTCAGGACGAAAAATGAGAAAGAAAGGTGCTAAAGGCGCGCCAAGTGCTCAAGATTTTGCCAATGCAGCAAAGACAGCCACAAAAATGCAAAGTGGCGGTGTGTTTATGCCAGGCAAGACAATGGTACAAAGTAAAGGTTGCGGTGCAGTATCAAACGGTCGCAGGAAAAAAACTAAATTATCATAGGAGAAAATAATGGCAAAAAGAAGATTGTCCCCTAAGCAAAAAAAGATAGCTAAAGTAGCTAAGCCTCGTAATAGAATTACAGGAGCAGATTTTCAAAAACTAAAAAGAAGAAAGAAAAAATAATGGCTACAAGAACTTCAAAAAAGAAATCCGCTAGAAAATCAAAGAAGAGCGGTGCTAAACCTACTAATCCAGCTTTATACTCAAGAGTAAAAGCTGAGGCTAAAAAGAAGTTTAAGGTCTATCCTTCTGCGTATGCTAATGGCTGGTTAGTGCGTACGTATAAGAAACGCGGAGGTAAGTACGCATAATGGCTAAGCCTAAAGGCGGACTAACCGCATGGTTTGGAAAGGGACCTAAAGGCGATTGGGTGGACATAGGTGCGCCCAAGAAAAAAGGTAAGTTCCAAGCATGTGGTAGGAAGTCTGCTAAAGGCAGTAAACGTAAGTACCCTAAATGTGTACCGAGATCTAAAGCTAAAAGCATGACAGCAGCGCAAAGAAAAAGCGCAGTAAAAAGAAAGAGAGCAGCGGGCAATCCAGGAGGAAAACCTACTAATGTTCGCACCATAGTAAAGAAGAAAAAACCTGTAACTAAAAGAAGAACAGCAACTAGGAAAAGAAGACGTGGCACGAAAAAAAGCTAAACCAATACGCAGAACCACTGGTAAAGGCGGTAACTACCGTCCTACCAAGAAAGGTGCAGGCATGACTAAGAAAGGTGTAAGAGCCTATAGGAAAGCCAACCCTGGATCAAAGTTAAAAACTGCTGTAACAGGTAAAGTTAAAAAAGGTAGCAAGGCAGCTAAAAGACGTAAATCTTATTGCGCAAGATCATTAGGTCAATTAAAGAGAAGCTCTGCTAAAACTAGAAATAACCCTAATTCAAGAATTAGGCAAGCGCGCAGAAGGTGGAAGTGTTAATGAAACTAGGTATATTAAAAAATCTTGTAGGAACAGTAGCACCAACCATAGGAACAGCACTAGGCGGTCCTATGGGTGGTATGGCTGCAAACATGATTTCAGAAGTATTAGGATGTGATCCTGAGCCAAAGAAAATACAAAAGGCCATGGAAACAGCTAGTCCTGAGCAACTGGCACAATTAAAGAAAGTAGAAGCTGACTTTGAAGTGCAAATGAAAAAACTGGACATAGACTTGTTTGCATTGGAAACAGCAGATGTACAAGACGCTAGAGGAAAGTTTAGCAAAGATTGGACAGCTAGAATTATAGGAATACTGGTTGTTGGTGGGTTTATGGGGTACATATTCCTAGTAACTTTACAGCCTCCAGAACAAAACTCAGAAGCATTGATAAACCTTGTATTAGGCTACCTTGGTGGCTTAGCAAGTGCTATTATATCTTTTTACTTTGGGGCATCGAACAAACAAGACAACGAATAGAAAAAACGATAATATAGAGGGCATTATGGCAGTAGATTTTAGTTTTTTAGATAATCTTTTTACAGACGAAGATACGACTGATTATACACCTGTAGACTTGTTTGATGAAGCTGGCAACTATAATCCTGCTATCGAGGATTATTTAGATAACATTTCAACAGGCTATGATCTAGACTATTCCTATGATCCTAGTAACTATGGCATAGGTTCTTTTGACATTGGTGATTTTCTAGACATAGATTCTTATATTGACAACAACCCTGTTTTTGATGATGCAGGGAATTATACGGGTCTTTTCCAGGAATACACAGGTCCAGGCACTGTTGAAGAACAAGTAGCTAATTTTACAGATAATTTTATAAGTAACATGGATCCTTCAGCCTATGATGAAACTTTACAAGAGCTTTATCCTGGTTTGTATCCAACAGTTGATTTAACTCCTACTGCGCAAGAACCTGGCCTTCTGGATACTCTTTTAGGTTTTTTTGGTGCGGACAGAAAAGGAGGTAAAAGCAGAGCTCAAGGAATTATGCAAGGAGTTACAGGAGGAATCACAGACTTTGCTAACTCCCCTATAGGACAATTACTTTTATATAACTACTTAAAAGAACAAAGAAAAGATGATATAAGAGTTCCGATTGGAGCAGAAGCTTATGGCGATCAAGGACTAGGCAGTATGCCTGACTACAGGGTATTTAATATACAACCCGCACTAATGCCAGGTGTAGGCTACGCTAACGCTCCTCCACCAGAAATGAAACACGGTGGTATGCACGGTGCTGGCAAAGACGATGGTCCTGGAGACATTACTCTAGCAAGATTAGAACCAGGTGAATTTGTCATGACAAGAAAAGCTACTGATAACATTGGTGCTAAAAATCTATACAATTTAATGAAACAAGCAGAGAGGATGGGATAATGTCAGTTAATCCAAGTTTTTTTAGTGGAACAGCAGTAGGAGGTGGACCTACAACTACTGGTAGATATGAAGAGCCGTATGCTCAGGCCATGCGTCGTGGATTTTTGGAATCCTCATTCGGTTTAGCACAAACACCAACACCAGTTCCTGTTAAACAAGTAGCAGGACTTGATCCGTACGAGAGGCAGGCCAGAGCATTAGCTGGCGGCCTTGGTGGGTTTACACCATACATACAACAAGGCGGACAGATGATGCAAGAAGGCTTAGGCGTTGCACGTCAAGGACAAGGAGCTTTGGCTGGAGCACAAGACATGTATGGTCAAGGCACAGAATTAGTAGGACAAGGCACAGGACTATACGGATTAGGCACACAGTTAACTGGGCAAGCTTCTGATTACTTTAGGCCAGGAGCTGCTAGTGCTTTTTACAATCCTTACGAACAAGATGTTGTACAACAAACATTAAGAGACCTACAAGAACAAAGCGCAAAACAAGGCATTGCTGATAGAACACAAGCTGTAAGCAGAGGAGCGTTTGGAGGTTCTCGTGGCAGATTGATGGAACAAGAAAGAGAAAGAGCATTTGGCAGAGGCGCAGCGGAAGCTATTGGAGACATTAGAAGAAAAGGTTTTGAAGGTGCAAGAAGTGCTGCAATGACAGCAGGTCAAGGACTAGGACGACTAGGCGGCCAACTTGGAACATTTGGTTCAGGGCTAGGAAACTTAGGCGGACAACTTGGGCAGTTTGGTTCTGGTCTATCCAACGTAGCTGGGCAATATGGTAATTTAGGAAGAGACATTGGACAATTTGGAACTGGTTTTGCTGGTCTTGGAACTACTGGTCAAAGTAATCTGCTAAGACAAATTAACGCTCTTGAAGGATTAGGCAGAACAGGCAGAGGCATACAAGATCAAATGTACGGAGCTCAGTTTGATGCAGCTGATAGACTAGCCTTAGAACCCAGACAACGTTTAGCTGGCTTACAAAGTGCATTATCATTATTGCCAAAAACTTATGCTACCACTACGTTTAATCCTATAGCCAATACTTATGATCCTATGAGAGGTATTATGGATCTTCTTGGCGGAGGCAACATAAACCTACCAGGCGTAGATCAAACACCTGTTTCTACACAACCTGCTAGACAACCTAATCAACTTGAACAGTTAGCGCAAATTCTTCAATTATTCGGAGGCTTAGGTTAATGCACGAGCAGTGGAAAAAAAGAAAGATGTTCTCTAATAGAGAGCAAGGTATTATGTCTGGCCTTGATCCTGTACCCATGGTACAAGGTGGCTACGTGCCTTACCCTGGTATCGACTTTGGTATCGAAGTGCCTTACCCTGGTATCGACATGGGAGGCATAGTACCTCCACATACACATCCAGAATATGTAAGGCGCGCAGAAGGTAAAGATCTGGGTCCAAACGCTCTTTTGCTCGGCGGTCCTAAAATGCAAACAGGCGGTGTCGTCCCTCAACCACAGTTATTCGAAGAAGGTGATGCCGAAGTTAACGATGCACTAAATAGTCTGGCCAGCATTACTAAACCAGATGTCCCTGATATGCCAATACCTATGATGGACGAGAAGGTAGAGGTCAAAGAAGAAGTAACGGAGGACCAAGGACCTGATGGTTACAGAAAAGCTGTGGACGAATTAAAAGTTAATTTTAGAGAAGAAATAAAAAGTTATGTAGCCAAAAGTGGCGGAGAAGATTTAGAAACCTATTTAAAAAATATGGGAAGACTTTACCGAAGTAAACTTGCGGAGCTTAAAGAAAAATACAGAGTTACAGAATATTCACCAGACGAAGAGTTAATATCGAAAGATTTTTTAGAAGAGATTATTCCAGGAATGACGACTGGAACCTTGGTTTATTCACCAGAAGAAATAGCGAAAGCTAAAGAGATAGTGGATTCTTTAGGAATTAATTTAACACCACAAGAATTTTTAAGTTTACCTGCGGACCAACAAGAAGATTTTAAAAATGTTTTTCTTGTCCAGAAAGCGCAAATGACTGGAACACCTACAAGTGCAACACTTGATACTACTAATCTAACAAATCTTTTAAAAGAAAGAAGAGCGTTAGCAGGAGAGGCAGGAAGAGCAGCTCGCGCAAACGTAGCTACAGTTGGATCTCCTTCTGGCAGATACCTTGCTGGACTAGCTGCAGGAAGAGCAGCAGAAACAGCAGCGTTGGACAAAGCCTTGGCAGGAGAAATAGATTTAGAAACAGCATTGATTAACGCACAAGCAAGAGCAGGCAGCGGAACAAATATGCCCAAACTAACTGAATATCAAAGAAATCTTTTGACGGGAAGAGACGATGATGTAAGCGGGTTGGATGATGAATTTTACGAAAAAGCCTACACAGATTTATTAAAACCAGATACTTATGGGAAAGTTCGTTCGGCTTCAGATGCTCTGGCTATTTTTGTTTCTTTATACAGAAAAGTACCACCTAGTAGAGCTGCAGAGTTTCTAGGGAAAAAAGATATTGGTGGTGTACCTGTAAGTTTTGAAAACTTTTTAAGTAGTTTGTATCGAACTAAACCTGAACTAACTAGAGACGAATTACAACAACAAATTTTAACTTGGTTAAAAGCACCACCAGCTACTTAAACTTAGGAGAAAATTATGTCCGTTTCTCCAGAAGAATTAACAAAAGAAGAAGAAGAAAAACTACAAAATTTTTTTAAAAATAGTCTTAATTTATCCGAAGAAGAAGAAACTATTGAACAAACTTCTGTTGAAGAATCGGAACAAAGTAACTACCCTATTTTAGACGCATTAGAGCAAACGCCAGTAACGTATTCTCCAGCTGGACAAATAGCATTAGGAGCAGCTCGTCTTGGTAAACGTTTGTATGGAGGCTTTCAAGGCCTTGCAGGATCTTTTCAAAGAACTGGAGCAGTTACTGCAGAGAAGTTAGGGTTTCAAGAACAAGCAAAAAATTTACGTGAAGCATCAGACTTGAACCGAGAACAAGCAGCTGAGACTGTGTATAAAAATAAATATGGAGACACAGGGCTTGAACAATTTAAAAATCTGGAAGATGAAAATTGGTGGATCGATACTATAGGTGCTGTGATACCAGGGTCTATTCCTTTTTTAACAGGAGCAGCAACTGGAGGGTATTCTACATTAAAAATGACAAGAAATCCTTATGCAGCGTTAGTGGGTGCTATGGGAGGCGGGGCATTAGCTGTATATGCTCAATCTTATGGAGACGCGTATGACGAGTATTTAGAAAAATTTCCTAATGATATTGAAGGAGCTTCCGACTATGCTTTTAATGTTTCTGGACTATCTTCTCTTATAAATGCAGCAAGCATACCGCTTAGTTTTATTGGTCTTGGTACAGCTCCCTTAAAACATTATTTAATACAAGCCATGCTACAAGGAAGTATTGGAAGCACAGATACAACAACACAAAACTATCAAGCTAAAAGTTATGGTGTAGATCCAGACAGAGATTTAAGTACAGGACTTGCACCTAGTTTTGTAGGAGAAGCAATAGCCGAAGCACCTATTTTAACAAGCACTGTGCGTAAAGCATCCGAAATAGTTGAAAGATCACCAGAAGAACAAGCTCAAGAAATTCAAGAACAAGCTGAGGCTGAAAGAGACAATATTGAAGATCAAGCAGAACGAGCAGTTAAATTTAGATTAAAAAATATTGCTGAAAAATATGCTGAAAGAAAAGGTTTACCTTACGACAAAGACATAAAAGATCTAGAACGAAATGAACTGTTAGAAATAATAGAAGAAGAAAAATTAGAAATAAGAACTGTTCCTGAAGAATCATCTGAGTCTCTCTATAATAAAATAGTTGAAAGTATAGAAACTCAAGCTATGCAAGAACGAATAAAACATCGTCAAAGAGGTTTAGTAGGTTCTAAACAAACGTTAGATGATTTAGAAAAAGAACAAAAAATGATTTTAGACGAAATGTCTCCTGAACAATTAGCAGATGAAATAGAAAAAGATTTTGGTTCTCCTGAGGTGTATAGAAGTTGGGCTTTGGACCAAGGAGCTTTAGCTTTTGATCCCGAAGAAAGTTCTTCAAATTATGAACAAGACAAAGCTGCTTTAGCAAGAGCCAAAGCTACTGTTTTGTTTGATCGAAGAAGAAAACCTTTATGGGTTGTAGGAAGAGACAAAATTGACACTTTAGTTGAAGAGTATAAAAACCAACATACGGTTGAAGAGTTAAGAGAAATGGTATATGAATTTTATACACCAGAAGAACTAACGCTTAGACAAGGAACCGATACTCAACGAGCAGGAACGCAATTTGAAGACGCTCCTGCTTTAACTAAAGGAGAGCTTACTGCAGACGAAGCAGCTCTTTTACTAGCTGAACTACAAGGAATTATTGATAATCAAAATGAAAAATTAAACTTAACTACGGGAACATCTTTTTTAGGCAAACGAAAAAGTTTTCTTAAAAGAGTGCAGTTCAGCCCCCAAGAACAAACAGAAAAAGAATTAATATTTAAAGAACATATAGCACCAAATGGAAATGCTTTAACAGCTAAAATTGAAGTGCCTGTTCCAGAAGGAAGTCAAGAAAAACCCATTGTTATATCTTTTAGACGAAGAGGATTAGATGTAGAAGGAACGTTAGCAGAACAAATGGCCTCTGGAGGAGCTAACTTAGTAGCCGTAAGAGCAGAAGGAGTTCCAGAAGAAGGTGTTATAGGAAAAACTATTCAAGAACTAAGAGATAGTTTTCCTGAATCCTACATAAAAGAATTTGAAATTCCTATTAATAGATCTCCTCACGTCAGACAAAACGGAACAGTAGATCGAATACTTGGCATGTATAACCGTATGGCTAGACCTTTAATGTCTACAGGAGCCATGGTCGGAGGTCGTTACAAACAACTACAAGGCAGACTAAAATCCATGGATCAATTTGCTCAATATATAGGATTAGAAGTGGAAAGAGCTATATTAAAAGCTATAGATAAAGGAGAAGTAACTAACAAAGAGGAAGCCGATAAACTATTAATGGCGTTTCTTAGAAAGACAGGAGCTAGAGTTACGCTTACAGAAGAGGATAAAAGTAAATACAAAAAAGAAATTGAACGTTTAGAAAGAAGTAGATACGACAGCGACAACAGAGGCAACACAGCACGACAAAATCAAATAGAAGACGAAATATCTCGTTTAGAAATAGCGCAAGAAGGCATTCAAGAAGAATCTGTTGTTCTTCAGCAATTACCAGAAAGCTTACGTAAAGTAGCTGCAGAAGTTCGCACAGGAATAGATTCATTGTCACAAAGATTATTAGACGAATTGCCTAGAGGGTTTTTAGACGCAGAACAAAGACAAGTTATTGAAGAAAATTTAAACAGATACGTCACTAGATCATTTGCTATTTTTGAACCTAAGTTAGGATTTAATCCAGCTTTTATGAAAAAATTTGGCACTTTTTTTGAAAATTCTAAGAAAGCACAAGAACTTTATGAACGAGGTGTAGTAGCAATGGAAAGCGAACTTAAAGATAATCTTCCTGATTATGAAGCTCGTGTTATAAGAGAAAATAGAACTGCTACTCCAGAAGAAGTGCAACAAGAAGCAAGAAAAATTTTACGAGAAGAAGCAGAAGCAAAAGTAGATGAAATTATTAATACAGCTATGTATCAAAATGCGTATGATGTAATGCACTTAGCTGGTTTAAAAAAACCTCACAATGCAAAAACAGGGTTTTTAAAAGCAGAAGGATTATTATCAGAAAAAGGTTTTATTCCTTATGCAATTAGACAGTTGATGGGCGAAATAAATGAAGCTAATTTAGTAGCAGCTACGTCTTTTGCTAGAATTGCAAAATTAATTGAAACACAAAATTTTTATTCAGAGTTAATTAGAATAAATGATATGCCTGGAGAAATGTGGTTTTCTCCCCAACTCATACCAGGTAGTTATGAAGTAAAAATAGAAACAGAAGATTCTTTAAATCCTTTAAATGGTTACTACACGACTCAAGATATGTATGAAGCTGTGGTGGACAGATACAACCCAGCGGACCACCAAAACATAGTTTGGAATACATACGTTGCATTGTTTGGAGGAGCACAAGCTTTAACTCAATATGGAATGATTGTTATAAGTCCAGGAACACAAATGAGAAACATTTATGGCGCAGCCATGATGTTATTATTTAATGGCCACGTAGGAGCAGATTATAGTGAAGCTACCCGTGTAATTATGCAGGATATTTTTGGAAACAGTGAAGTTAAAGAAGGAGATCCCGAAGCTTTAGCTGCTAAACGTAAAATGGACGAGTTAGGTGTAACTACTACAGCTGCTCAACTTGGCGATACTCTTGGTGTATTAAGTCAAATTAGAGATGGAGGTATAAAAAGCGTAGGGCAATTTGTCGATATAATGTATGCTCTTAGAGAAACACCTGTTGGACAAGGTATTGACAAAACTCTTGGCGCAGCCAACAGACTAGCTAGAAAAACTTATGCAGCCACAGACGATTATTTTAAAATTCTTGCTTTTGGAAGCGAAAGATTAAAATTAAAAACACTTTTAAATAATCTACAAGATCAAAATGGTAATGTTTTACCTGACGAAATAAAATTAAACATATTAAGAGAATTTGCTGAATCCATGACTTCTAAAAGCGACTTTGGAGGCATGGCGTACAGTCAAAATTTAAGAAATATTTTACGAAACGTAACTACTTTAGAAGATTACATAGACAATCTTGCAGCTTATTTAGTAAGAAATACAATGCCTAACTATGATTATGTAGGGCGATTTGCTGAGTATATAAGGCTTTTACCTTACGGTAATTTTATTGCGTTTCCTACAGAAATACTTAGAACGTCAGCTAACTCTGCTCTTTTTACAAAACGTTTAGCAAGTTACAGAATATCTGATGAATTAATGCAGCAAGGAAACATAGCTAAAGAAACCATTTTGTTGTCTAGAAAAGAAGATCAAGCACTTTTTAAAGTAAATCCTAGACCATTTAAAAGTATGGCAATGAAAAGATTAATTGGAGGAGCGTTTGCTGGAGGGGGAGCAGTCGCATTAACGCAAACAATGGGTCAACTTTTATTTAATGTAGATGATGATGAACTAGACGCATTATCTGTTGTAGGAGCTGAGTATTCTAGAAACCAAAATATAATTCCAATGGGATCAATTAGATCTAAAGAAGAAGGTGGAGGCACAGTTGGAACAAGTGCTGCATATATAGCTCCTTATGAAAGTTTACACGAACTTTTAAATGTAATTACCAGACAGTCTTTAAAGGGAGAATACACAGCTGACCCTGTAACACTGGATAATGCTGTAGTTACTTTTGCAATAGAGTTAGCATCTCCTTATACAGACAGATCAATTAGTCAAAGAGTTATAGACCAACTTAGGATTAATATGGATTTAGATACTTATAAGCCAGTATATCTTGAAGGAGACGACATGGGAGTTCGAGTTATAAAAATGGTTAAATTTGCTTTAGATGAAACTCAACCAGGTCTAACACGACAGTTAAGCGATTTAATTTGGTCTTTAGAAGAAGGAGACGCAAGGTTTAACGAATACGGTGAAGAAATGTCTGTTATGAGAGCGTTAGCAAAACTAATGGGATTGTCAACAACAAACGTAAACCCAGACAAAAGTTTTCCTTTTGTTCTTAATAACAGCATTGGAAGATTTAGAAGAGAAGTACCCACAAGTTTTAGGCGAGCGCGAGGCTCAGGAGAAGTTACAGAAGAGATGATTTTAGACATGTTTTATCAATCTAATTACTACTTTTTTAAAATTCAACAAGAGCTGTATTTTGTTTCTGAACAGTTTAAAAAAGTTAATCTTTCTGATGAACAATATAACAAACAAATGAAAAGATACGCAGATCAAGCTGGTGTGCCAAAACTTTTTCTCAGTAACATACAACAAGGTGTTTTTACACCTTACATGCCTACTCCAGGAATTGTAAAAAGTTTTTTTGAAGAAACTGAAAAGAATCAACTTAATCGAACTTGGCCGTTTGACGAAATTAATGATCGACACAAATTTATGATCGACAATAAAATTTCTTTAACGGCTAATCCTGATCTGAATCGAGAACTTCGTCTGAATGCTCTAAAGAAGGAAGACTAAACTTTTCTACACGCTCCATCCAAGCTTCGGCAGCTCTTTTAAACTCGTCACCTTCAAGAATAAATTCTTGATATAAACAATCTACAGAACACATCATAACAACACCTTTCTGTATGTCAGTGCCGTACAGTTCGTTGTGTGCAAGTGCGTAGGCAGCTAACTGTTGAAAGTAGTCCCACACCCACTGTCTGCGTTTAGGTTTATTGGTCTGTTTGAAGTCCATGATAGACAGATCGTCATTGTGCACACCGATCACGTCAGCTTTACCTGCATACTTGTCAGGGTAGTACAAAGATATTTCACAACCGTACACCTGTGATACGTTAGGCAAACCTTGATCCATAATTGTACAGGCCATCTTGTAGGCACGTTTCTCTTCTGCGTTTCTAGGTTTGAAGTCCCAGATGTCACCGTTGACCAGCTGCTTCTCTAGGATGTCGTGCATGTACGATCCCCTAGTTGCAGCTTCTGTTCTGATACGCTCCGCTTCTTCCTCACCTACTTTGTCTATCCACTTTTTCAAGAAGTCCCCTTCTTTAGTGCCTGACAATATGGTGGTAACAGACGGAAGTTTTACACCGTTGCAGTCGTAGAACCGACCGCTGCGCCTGTCTTCGCTGGAGAACACACCGTACTCGTACGGAGACTCGTACAGTATTTTATGTTTCATAATTAGCTCTTAGGTACGTCATTCAAGCGTCCGCTTTCAAGATCATCTTGTAATCTTTTAACTGCATACGCAAACACATTGCTAGTAGGCCTTTCAGTTTTTTCACCGATGTCGGCTGCTACTTCAACAATTTCTTTACGTATAGCTACGCTTTTCCATTTAGTTGTATCCATTTTTACTCCTGTAGATAACATTATACATTACAATCTAAGATATATCTTAACTATTCTTAGGTTCCATTGAGTCGCCCCAATTATCTCCAATCTCGGCATCTACCTTGTTTGGAACATCCAAAGGCACAGCTTCTTCCATCAAGCGACATATATTCTCTACGTCTTCATCTGATTTGATAGAGAACACTAGCTCGTCATGGACTTGTAAGAGCGGTAGATAACCCGCTTCATAACAATGGACCATGGCCTGTTTGGTCATATCTGCTGCTGACCCTTGAATTAGTTTATTTAAAGCTTTGTAAACAAATGCTCTTTTAATTTCACCGTTGTATTCATGCACGGCTTCTTTGTGCTTCATAGGTCTACCCGTTCCATACTTCAAAGGTTCCCACATATCAAAGTGACAACGCCTTCCTAGTATGGTTTTGATGTAGCCTTTTGAGTTTGCACTACGCATAACAGAATCTGCTAACTGTCTGACAAACGGTGCATACGTATTGAACTTAGCTAATATCTCTGACGCTTCGTCTACAGTAACACCCAGCTGATCTGCCAGCTTACCTTTGCCCATGCCATACATAATCCCAAGTCCTATTGTCTTTGCAGTCTTTCTATCGATATCCACAAGGTTAGCAACCTCCTGGTGGAAGTCTGCATCGCCAGCATGGTAAGCATCTGCAATTGCATCTGCACCATCATACTTAGAACGACTGGCATAGTGTGTCAGTATTCTAGGCTCTTGTTGTGAGAAGTCAGCAGAACACCACAGCTCTCCCTCTTCTGGTAAGAACAAAGATCTAATCAAAGGGCCAATCTCTTTATTACGTGCAGGCACTTGTTGTAAGTTTGGATTGCTCATGGACAACCGACCTGTGACTGTGCCGCCTGACTCACCTTTTAGCTGACGTATTTCTGCATGTATTCTACCGTTGTGTTCATGCTTCAATATAGAATCAATAAACGTGCTATGTGTTTTGTTTACTTCTCTAGCTTCACGTATCAGTTTAGCTATGGGGTGAGAGTGGTTCTCTAGGAACGCTTTCGTAAAGCTGGGCATCCCTGTTGGTGTCCTCAGGTACGTAAGGTTCATTGCATCAAATACTTTTGCTAATGAGTTGGCTGCCCACAGTTGTAGTTCCGCAACACCTGATTCTTTTTTTATCTGCTGGACAATATCCTTCTCTCTCTTAATAAGTTGCTTCTTTAGTGTTTCAGCTCTCTCTAAATCTACACGAACACCCTTTTGTTTCATTGCAAGAATGACAGGAAGCACTCGCATTTCTAAATCAAACACGTTCCAGAGGTTTTGTTCTTCTAATAAAATCTTGAAGTGATTCCATAATTTAAGCGTGAGGGCTGCGTCCTGTGTTGCATAAGTACCCACATAAGCTGATGGTAACCGCCACATCTCAGCCTTAGGATCCAATCCCCACTCCTCCGCAGCAGCATTTAGTTCTGCCTCAGTCTTACCTTCATTTATGTATTCGCGACCCAAAGCATTCAACGAATACCAGTATTGATTCTCGTCAATCAAAGGAGCGACTATCATTGTGTCGATAATACGACCGTTTATGGTCACGCCTTCTTTAGTCAACCATCCAACATCGTAGGTTGAGTTGTGAAATATCTTGTCACTGTTTGTAGCGCAAATCTTTTTAGTAAACTCTAGAACTTTCTTTTTAGAAAAGTTAAATCCTTGCTCATGTGCAAACGGGAAGTAGTCTTCGTATCCGTCTATTGCAAAAGAGATACCAACAACTTCACCATCGCCTCTAATGTATCCTGGTCCTAGCTCTTTCAAACCTGGATCTTTAGTCTCAAGGTCAATAGCAATCTCTGTTGCCTGACATAATTTCTCTGTTGGAAAACTATCGGGTGGTATCCACTCCGTTGGGGGCTTGTAAACAAAACTCATATAACGTACCTGTAATAATCATCTTGGGCTTGTATCAGATATAGGTTTTCTATTGTGCGTGTAACCGCAACATAGAACTGTCTGTGCAGCCCATCGGGTTGTAACATAGAGGTTCGCTTTTGTGATTTAGATAAATCTAGATACACAGCAACGTTCTCCGCTTCTCCACCTTTTGCCTGATGTATAGTTGAAATGACAATTCGTGGTTCTCCTAATAAATCTTCTTCGTTCTTTAATGCTTTCTCTATAAAACTTCTTCTTTCTACGTCTATCGTTTTATCAAACACAGTTTGCCATTCTTGACCAAGGCATTCTGTTTTGAGTCCATAGTTATCTATAATCTGTTGCAGTGATAACGACTGCCCTTGGTTTGGAGCCTGAGAAACCTGTGTAATAAACCCTCTCTTTACCCCTGTCTTGCCTAAATAACTGTAGAGATCATCTAGCTCTGCTAAAGTAATGTCTTCTTTATTATTTAGTCTTTCCCAAATCTGTATGGCCGCAACCATCTTTCTAGGTATGTACCGAAAGTTGTTGTGAGCAAAAGCAAAGCCATTGTCTATCAAATACTTTCTAACGTTGTACCCTTTAGATGCGTCGGTAAGCATGTAGTCGCAAGACGCAAGCACTAGCCAGTTCCCCTCCCTCAAAGGCAATAAATCTACCGAACTAACTTTACTGACTGTGCCTGGTTCTTCTCTAGGCCTATACGTTTTAGGTTCTCTAGAAACTATGCGCTTAGATATGCGCTCAGCTATTGGATGTACTTTTCCAGGTATACGGTAAGACTGGTCTAACACAATGCTTTCACCTGTGTAGTTTACAAAACGCTGTGGCTTTGCTCCGTTCCATTCGTATATAGCCTGATCGTCGTCCCCAGCTATGTATGTCTTTTTAGAGTTCAAAGCCAACTTTTCTACTAGCCTCCAGTTGAGCTCTGCCAAATCCTGCGCTTCATCGACAATCAGTAGGTCTAGTTCAGGAGCCTCACCATCGTCTAAAAATTTGTTTATCATGTCAGCGAACGAGTAGACCACAGGGACTCTAGAAAGCCTGAACGACTCCCAAGCTTCTGCTATGGGCTCCAACATGTGTGTGACAACACCCTTGCGTTGTTCTTTTTCCAAAGACAAACGTTCTTCTTTTAATGTACGACAGTTTGCTTTTGCACGTTCTATGATATCGAAATAGGGATCTTGGACCACGGACCTAAGGCCTCTTGCATTAGTGCCATACTTCTTTGTTAAGTTAAACTCATAATCTTCTAAGAAATCAAACACGTCTCTGCCACCCATCACTTGGGATATACCCATGATGCGTTTGCAGAAAGCATGGCTTGTACAGAAGTAAGGCATTTCATCAAAGCCAAGACCGAATCTTAAATGAGCTCTGTTTTTTCCTTCATCAGCTGCTTTTACGGAGAAAGATATAAACGCTATCTTTTCAGGGGCAACACCTTCATCAAGGCTCTTCTCTATGATGTTCATAAGAGTTGTAGTCTTGCCTGTTCCAGGAGGCCCAAAGTATTTAGTTACTCTTCCCATGGTAAAGGTGTTTTCTGTGTTTTAAATTCGTTAGAGTCAACGTTGTTTTCGTCTATCTCGTATATGTCTAACATCCAAATCTTTTTGTTACCAACTGTTCTGTCGATGTACTTAGCCATGTTTGTGGCTCCCATGTTTTTAAGTTCTGTAAACACTTCGGCTTCTTTAATGTGACGCATCTTCTTAAACTCTTGGATAAAAATTACTGCGTCTCTACCTGTAAACCACCACTGTTTAGTCTTTTCCTCTTCGTATCTAAACACACCGTTAGATGCGATAGACAATCTTGATGAAGACTCAGACAGTCTGCAGAATTCATAAATGGCTTCTTGTAGTAGTCCTTGTTTTGTCATGTCAGCAGGAACTTCAACTTCTTGCACGTCCTGTAACAGAGCGTTTAGCTTAGCCACCCAATCTGTTTTCTTTACATCAGGAGGACATATATTAAGAACCTCCATACATCTTTGTTGATACATAGAGAAGTTGTGCAGTTGTTTTGTGTCTAGCACGATTGTTCTACCATCTACGTCTAAATGCCAAAGCGGTGGATCAGTTAGATACTTACGCAAACCACCAAAGTTAGGATCACGTTCAGACGCATCGATACCATATCTTCTAGTTACGCAGATACCACTTTGACAAAAATCAACCAAAGGTTGTTTACTGCATTGGTATCTGTATTCTGATTTCTCTAGACTTTGTATGATTGTATTAAGCTCACTATGAGACAGAGCTTTTGTGCAAACTGTTTTGTTTATCTCCTGTAGTTTGTCTTTCCATTCTTCTCCCTCAGGATGCACTTTGCGTAAGAACACACCATAGTTAAGTAGTGCATTGTTGCGCATACCCTCAGGTATCCCATTTAGTTTCATGTGTATCAAACAAGGAGGAGCTTCGTCCCACATACTGCCTTGCTTAGTAATTTGTTTTTTCCTGCTTTTCTTTACAGCTATAAATTCGTCTAATTGTTTTTCTGTTACAGATATGTTGTCTACTAGATCAAAAAATTCTTTTATGTCCGCAGCTTCGCCATCAGGTTTTAGTGCGTATCTTGTTGTGTCTTCTCCTGCAAAGTAAGGCATGTTTAGCCAATTGCCTGTTTGATTTTCTTTTGGTAGTTGTTTAGACCATTCGTATTGTTTGGGAAAGATTTCGTCTCCTGTTCTCCCCATGGCCGCTGCTATCTCCTCTAGCTTAGCTTGGAACTTGAACGCTGGTATCGGTTCCTTAGTGAATAAAAACAAATGTACGCCGCCTGATTTAGTCATACACGGCAACAAAGGCAGACTCATTTCTTCTATCCTTTGTAGTATTTCATTTGTATCGATGGGGTATTCGTCAACGTCTATACAACCCCATTTGCAAGTTTCATCATCAGTCAATGGTATTACACCAATAGACAGGTCACCTTTTAAATGTTTCTCCCAAAGATCTAATGTAAGAGGCTCTTGTAGTGTCCGTCCTCTGCCATCTTTCTTAACACCCTTTGCAGTGTTCTTTTGTCCTGTAATTTCATATATACCGTGAGCTCTCTCTAGTCCTGAGAATACTTGCTTAAATTTGTTTGCAATTTCTTCCATACGTACTTAGTAAGAAGGCTCCAGCATTGAGTGAGGGAATGCTGGAGCCTAATGAAGTTAGTCTTCCCAATCCTTATTGGACTCAGACTTATCTTCGATTGCGGAGGTCTGCTGACCAGGTAGCTGATCCATTCCTCCATCGGAACAAAACTTAGAGAATTCTTCGGCCTCTTTAAAGAGATCAATTTCTTTCTCCTCCAATACCCGTTCCTGCGTAATACTATAGCTATACCACGATCCACGATCATTGGATTCCACTTGCGTCTTTAGCTTGTACCAATGCGAGTATGCAGGTGGAGTGTAAGCTCCTTTTGCACCTTGCAGTTTGGTTCCCTGTATCAGGGTATTCCAACTACGCGAGTGTTTAAGTTGTGATCCAGTCATATTGATAACACACCTTTGGGGCGTATCATCAATGAGCGCGTAACCATAATGATTAGCAGTAGTCGTCAACTGAGTTTCCCCACTTGGCGTAACTAATCTACCTTGGCTATCACGTTGGCATCGATTCAACAGATCAGAGTCTGCAGGATGCACAGTAACAAGTCCTCCACCTTTCTCACGTAAACGCCACTCGACTAAAGTTTTGTTGTAGTAGACAGGTAGAAATGACAGACCTTCGTCTCCACTTATACAAGTGCTGTTGCCTGAATAGAAGATGTCTCCTTCCTCTGCGTCTGCAACATAATCTGCGCTGGCTTTTTGTCTTTGCGGAGACATTGCTTGCACTATGCTGATACGCGGAGTCTTGAGGTCTTCCGCACCTACATCGCCGAAACCTTTTTCTTCGATGTTTTCAAATAGGGACGTTAAGGATGTCCCCTCTCCATTTTTCTTCGTTGCCATTTTTTACTCCTTCTTTCTTCGTTCAACGATTAATTTTAGTGCGCTTGCCTTGATACACAGAAAACTTCTTCTGTATGTCTTGGTCAAACTCACCGTTACCTGATTCTATTTGTTCTTTAACAAATGCTTTCAGGGTGCTTGGATGCACTGCTTCCTTTTCCTCAGGTATAAACCCTTGTTTGGAAAGCGATGCCACCAATTCTTTTGCGAGATTATCCTCACCCTGACCAAACGAAAGTGTCATGGTGTTCTTGATAATATCTCCGTGTCCGTTTTCTCTGAGCCAGTTGTGCGCATCTTCTAAATTAGCTGCGGATATTCTGGCACTGTAGAATGGTTCAGCTGATATACGTGAACCATCATTTAGTCTAAGGTCTGACACACCAAGTTGTGTAAGTCTGTCAGGTATAAGTTGTTCTGAAAGTTCTCTCTGCTGATCTTTCAGTCGTTTTAATCTTTCTTCTGTGTTGCCTACCTCAGCTTCTACTCGTAAAAGTTTTTGACATAAATCACTGAGGTCCTTAATAGAGTCTTCTGATATTTCCTCTACTGCTTTTGTTGTGCTCTCTTCAAAGAGATCTTTGATGTTTGACATTTCTCACTCCTTCTTTTTTTCGTTATCAACTTAAAGTTGCCAAGGCATAATACCATCTATATAATATATTGCAACACTTTAAGACGTGTTCAAATATATAACGAAGAATAAAGGACGGAACTTATGGAACTTAACAATTACGAATTCAAGAGCGAGCCCTACCAGCATCAATTAGAAACTCTCCAAGAAAGTTACCATCGTAACCTATTTGCATTGTTTTTGGAAATGGGACTGGGTAAATCTAAAATTCTCCTGGACAACGCAGGTATTTTATTTGAAGAAGGTAAAATATCTGGACTGCTTATCGTGTCACCGAAAGGTAACCTACGAAACTGGGACATCAATGAAGTAAACAAACATCTGCCTGACCGTATAGAACGTAACGTATTAGTATGGCAACCAAACCACACACAGAAATGGTTGCATGACTTTAAGAAGATGGTCAACGAACCAAGCGACGGCACATTAAATATCTTTCTAGTTAATGTAGAAGCTTTTGCTACAGTCAAGGCATGTAAATTTGTAGAAGAGTTTATGGTTACACACGATGTAATGATGGCTGTAGATGAATCTACCACGATCAAGAATCCAAAAGCCAAACGCACACAACATCTTATTAAGTTGGCACCACTAGCAGACTACAGAAGAATACTTACAGGCTTTCCAATAACTAAGGCCCCACTTGATCTGTACTCACAATGTTATTTCTTATCTCCTAACCTGCTGGGATTCAGCAGTTTCTACGCTTTTCAAGCTAGGTACGCAATCACACAACGCAGACAAATGGGCAAACATGCTTTTCAACAGATAGTTGGATTTCAGAAACTAGAGGAGCTGCAACAATCGATCAAGGACTTTTCTATACGTAAGATAAAAGATGAGTGTTTAGACTTGCCTGAGAAAGTTTATGTAAGACGACACGTAGAACTAACTGACGAACAAAACAAAGCATACGGCACAATGAAACGTGAAGCACTTATGGTATTAGAAGATGAATTGTTTTCTACTATGAACGTACTGACTCAGCTGATGCGCTTACAACAAGTGGTGGCAGGTAGTTTACGTAACGAAGAAGGTGAAACAATTATATTAAAGAACAACAGAGTGCAGACGGTATTGGACTTATTAGAAGAAACATCTGGCAAAGTTGTGATCTTTGCAGTTTTTCAAACAGATATACAAGAACTAGAACGAGCCATCACTGAGAAGTTCGGTCAAGGTTCTGTTGCATCTTACTATGGCCATACACCGCAGGACGAACGACAAAACATTATTGAGAAGTTTCAGGATCCTGACAGTGAGTTAAGATACTTTGTGTCAAACCCACAGACAGGTGGCAGAGGTATTACGCTTACGGAAGCCAGCACAATGATATTTTATTCTAACTCCTACGACCTAGAACTTAGAGTACAAGCCGAAGATCGCATACATAGGATCGGACAGGAACGCAGTTGTACTTATATAGACCTAGTGTCACAAGGCACAGTTGATGAACAAATACTTAAAAATTTGTTGAGCAAGGTTAAGATCAGTAACGAAGTTCTTGGGGAGGTTCGCAGTTGGTTCCAATAAAGGCTATAATTTATAGTCTATATGGAAGAAGCAATAAAATTTATTAATGAAGTAGGCTTTCCTATTGCTGCTGCACTAGGTTTAGGTTTCTTTATATGGAAACTTATCAATAGAATTATTGATGGTATGGAAACTAAGTTAGATGTCTTAGATGATAAAGTAGCTGATCAGATAGAACAAATGGAACTACGTCTCGGCACAAAACTAGACTCTCAACATGGTATCTTAGTGGCTCTTATAGATCGTGTAAGAAGTTTAGATAATGAGATAATTAGACAGGATACTCTTATAAAAACAATACTTGGTGTGCCACAACTGATAGATAGCAACAAGATTGCGAAAGCAGATAGAGACGACCAGAGGAAAGATTGATGGCTCCTAAACGCCCTGATGAAATATTACTCTTAGCTTCTATGATAATAGTAATGTTTGTTGGTTTAGCTGTGCAAGCAGATGAAATGACCCACAAGTTTAAAAATCCTAGCTTTTCAGGGATAGGCACTTCTAGTCATTATTTAACTATAGAAAATCAAGAGTTCAATAGAAAAGAAGCTATACGTGAAGAGATCAAAGCCTACGTAGAAGATTTAGAAAGAGAAGCTGAGAACACAACCTTAGCTAGATTCATACGTAACTTAGAGAGTAGAATATACGCACAACTTTCAAGACAGCTAGTAGATAGTTTGTTTGGTGAAACTGCATCTGATTTTGGTGTTCTAGAATTAGAAGGCAATACTATAGAATATCGGGTAGAAGACGACAAAGTAACATTAATAATAACAGATGAAGAAGGCGATACAACAGAGATTACTGTACCTCTCGGTTCTTTTACTTTCTAGTTGTGCATTACTTGTAGACCCCTTAAACAATGGTGTACCACCACTACGAGATGTTGAACCTGCAAAAGTAAATTCTCTTCTTGTTACAGCACTTAAAGAACTAGACCCCCCTGTTAAAAAACCTATTGTTGCAGTTTACTCAACAAGTTTTCAAGATGATACAGGCCAACGTAGATCCAACAGTCAATACGCTAGTTTCAGTACAGCCATCACTTCTTCTCCTGATGCCTATTTAATCCGAGCTCTTAAACACTCTAATTTTTTTGACGTGGTAGAACGCAAAGGACTAGATCATCTTACAAAAGAAAGACAAATAATTCGTTCTGCTAGAGAAAAGTTTGATGAAAAACAACAACTTAAACCTTTGCTTTTTGCTGGGCTACTTATGGAAGGGGGAGTCATAGGGTATGAAACAAACGTAAAGTCTGGTGGAGCTGGAGCTAGGTATCTTGGAATTGGAGCATCCAAAGAATACAGACAAGACAGTATTACTGTGTCATTGCGAACAATCTCTGTTCTTACAGGTAAAGTTTTAATAGAAATTTTAGTTACCAAAAGTGTTTTGAGTGCTTCTGTATCACAAGACGTTTTTAAGTTCTATAGTAATAACACTGAATTAGTTGAAATTGAGAGCGGTATAGTAGAAAATGAATCTGTAAATATAGCATTACAGACAGCTGTGGAAACAGCAGTCTTACAAACGATACTCGAAGGCTTAGAACTAGGGTATTGGGAGCAAAGAAGTGAGAATGAATAAACTACTTATATCGTTGTTTTTAATAGCAACACCCCTCTATGCAGCCGACAACGAAGTGTATATAGACCAATCTGGTGCTACGTCTAACTTAGACATAGAACAAGTTGGCGGTGGCGGTAATATTATCGGAGGTTCAGATGCTACAGCTGGTGCCTCTAATATGACTCCGTTAGATTTAGATGGCGCAACTATGACTTTGGACGTATTGCAAAAAGGATCTACTAACAAATTCCTTGGTGATATATGGGCAGATAACTACACAGGTTACTTTTCATTTATAGGTGACAGTAATACATTTAATATGTCTACAGATGAAACAAACGCCACAGGAGCAGATGGTTCTAATGTAAACGTACAGGTTACGGGTAACACAAACACCATGACACTTAATCACGGCATGACTGCACTAGCAGCTAATCTAGACTTAGATTGGATCGTACAGGGTGGAGGTAACAGTATTACAGCAGCCATAGATGTAGATGGAGCTACTAACTACATGGATATTGATGGTGATGATAATACAGTTACTTATGATGGTGACGGTTACGCAGGTGGCTACTTTTATCTAGATCATACAGGCAGCACAAGAACATTTAATATAGACCAGGAATCTACATCAGATAATGATTGGCTCAAGATTACCTCTGTTGGCTCTAATGGCACAGTCTGTGTTACTCAGTCAGACGCAGGAAATTCATTCGTCTGTTGATATAGGTTCTATATCTGAACTTAGAGGTAACGCACAAGTTCTAAGAGACAAAGCGTACGGAGCTGAGTTGCAGTTCGACATACAACAAATGGATGATGTCCGCACAGAAGCGGGCAGAGTTGCTATAACATTTGAGGACAGCTCTACAGTCAAACTAACAGAGCACTCTAAGTTAGTTATAGACGAATACATTTATGACCCTGACCCGTCAAAATCTAAAATGGCCTTAAAGTTTGCCAGTGGCACAGCACGATTTATCACAGGTAAGTTTAATAACAAAAGTAACATATCTATTAAAACTCCTACGGCAGACATAGCAATACGTGGTACCGACTTTACTTGCACCGTAGACGAGTTAGGTAGGTCTCTTGTCATACTGTTACCAGACGAGAACGGTATATCCAGCGGAGAAATATTAGTAACAACCGCAGCGGGTAGCGTAACCTTAAATAAACCATACCAGGCAACGACTGTATCTGTGTATGAAAACAGCCCTACGAAACCAGTTACATTAGATATATCGTTAGACTTGATAGATAACATGCTTATTGTTAATCCGCCTGAACAAACGCAAGAAGATTTAGAGCAGACACGAACGCAAACTTCAGCCGACTATTTAGATTTTAACGACCTAGATATAGATTTTTTAAATGAAGACTTTCTTGATGCAGAACAGAATCTAGAATTTACAGAGTTAGACATTAACTATTTAGACGTAAACTTCCTAGAAGACTTGCTCAACGTACTAGACGCATTAGCAATATCTAAAGAAGAAGACCAATTAAAACAAGGCGGTGTAGGCATTCGTATAGTTGGTACAGAAATAGGACAAGATAAAGATACACAAATAACAACGATCATTGCAGGGCAAAAAATTAGTTTAATCAGAGCAGTTAATCAAAGTGCTAGACTGGACTTAGATGGATCACAAAGCTATACGGTCATATTGATACAGGATGGTGTAACAAATACAGTTAAAGTTAACGGTGGGTCTTCTACAACGATTACAATAAAACAAGGAACAGAATGAAAAAACTCCGACTACCAGGTTTGATAGCTTTACTTGGACTACCTTTAGTCTTACAGCTTACTCCTTTAGAGATACTAAAGCTCAAGGTGTTTGATGCGTGGACGAAGGACCAAGAACCTTCTGGGTACTTTACGGTGCTGAACATTACCGAAGAGGATATTGCAAATGAAGGAGGATACCCTTTATCTAGGCAGACACTAGCACAAATTCAAATTAACCTTTTACGTAAAGGGGCAACTGGAGTGGGATGGGTAATAGCTTTTCCACAGCCTGATAGATTTGGTGGCGACTTTGAGTTTGCAGAAGCTTTATCTTTTTCTCCCAGTGTACTAGCCATGTTTGAAGGAGAAGGTGACTATCCTCCAACCACAGGGACAGTTATTTTGGGAGAAGACACGGGTGGCATTTTAGCTACGGGAGCTATACAAAACATTAAAGTGTTACAGAAAAGTGCAACACAGGGTCTAGCTGTAGCCAGGACAGATGTAGATAATTTAGTTCGCAGATTACCTTTGTTGATGCGCACACCTGATGGGTGGGTATCTGCATACGGTACAGAAGTATTGAAAGTTTTAGCGGGAGCAGACACTTACGTTATAAAGACGAATGATAATGGTATAGAAGAAATCAGGGTAAAAGGGCTCCCACCAGTAAAAACAGACAGTTTAGGGCGCAAGTGGATAAGTTTCGTGAATACCCCGCAAACAAATTTAAAAGAAATGGATGTAGAAAATAAATTTGTTTTTGTGGGATTTACTGCAAAAGGTATTATGCCTCAACTCGCTACACCTGTAGGTCTGCTAGAACCACATAAAATACAAGCAGCTTTAGCTGAATCTATACTTATACAAGATAGTCCTTACATACCAGATTACGCATTGGCTGTAGAAATGGCAGCCTTATTATTAGGCATAGCTATGATGTGGTCACTGATTAATTTCTTGGGGATAACGTTGGGGATAAGTTTAGCTGTGTCTACCATGGCCTTAACTTTATTCGCAGGTTATAGCGTGGCACAACAAGGAGTATTGATAGATGTAACGTGGACTTTGATAGCAGAGTTTATAACGGCCACTGTAGCTTTCTACACACGATTCAGAGAACAGTACAAACTACGACAACAAATCAAGAAACAGTTTGAACATTACCTCGATCCTAGACAGGTCAAGGCTTTACAAAAAGATCCTAGTTTACTGAAGTTGGGCGGAGAACGAAGGAACTGTACGTTTTTGTTTACAGATGTACGTGGCTTCACTGCAATGAGTGAGCGCATGGATCCTGAGTTAGTGACTGTAATTATGAATGAAGCACTAACGATACAATCTGATACAGTTAAAAAATATGGTGGAATGATAGACAAGTATATTGGCGATGCGATGTTTGCCATATTTAATGCGCCCATAGATATGGTTAATCACGAAGAAGCTGCTGTGTTATGTGCACAAGAAATACAAAAACAGTTTAAAGAATCTTCTATTGGAGTTGAGATAGGCGTAGGAGTTAATACTGGCGAGGCAATTATTGGGAATATGGGAAGTGCAACACGGTTTGATTACACAGCTATTGGGGATGCAGTAAACCTTGCAGCCAGGCTAGAGTCAAGCACCAAAGAAGTAGGTAAAGACATAGTAATAGGAGAGTCTACAGCACAAGCATGTTCTTTCCCTTTAGCGGTGCTGCCTTCGATTACTGTTAAGGGTAAACAGGATAGAATAAACATATTCACCTTGATGCCCTAATCATATAAACTAAGTTTATGTCCATATTTTTTGGTAAAGACATTACAGCAGAGGATTTAGCTGCGGGTAGGTTACAAGGTTCTGAAAAAGAAAAATCAGCTGTTAGTAAAGCTTTGCGATTTGGCTTAGACCAGCCAACAGAGAATGTTGCAACAACATTACGAGCACTAGGATTTGACACACAAGCAGATACTTTAAGTGGCTTAATAGATGCCCCTGAAAATTATGACTCAAAAGCTGCTCAGTTTGTAGGAGAGGAGGGAATGTACGACTTTAGTGCTCTGCCTCTAGCCGTAGTAGAACAAGCGGGGCAGCTAGGCGGATCTTTATTATCTAGGAGTATTGGTGCAGGAGCAGGACTAGCAGTTGGTGGTCTTCCTGGAGCATTTATCGGCGGTTTACTTGGACCAGGGTTATTCGAAGCTGTGCAGATAGCAGGGCCAGTAGCCTTAGAAAGAGCTAGAAATGCTAATCCTCCTAGAGAAGAGCCAGATATTTCTGATTGGGCAGCTGCTTTAGGCACTGCAACTTTTTCTGGAGTCTTAAATGCTATCGGTGCTAAAAACATTGGTAAATTAAACACTACATTAGTTGGTACAGGAGTGCGAGAAGGGAGCACAGAGTTCTTACAAGGACTCACCGAACAGTTTGGTAGCACAGCTGGTACAGACAAGGGACTAGAGTTAGATTTGAGACAAGCAGGTGGTGAAGGATTGATAGGTGGTTTTGCTGGAACATCTGCACAAATTCCTTCTTCTACATTAAACACAGCTCAATCATTGGAAGATCTTAGGCAAGACATAATCGGAGACAGCATAACAAATGCAATGTTTGACCAAACTACACCTGACCAGGCTGTAGAAGAAATGGGAGAGCAATTAATGTTAACGGAGCAAACTGTACAAAATATAGAGCAGTTTGAACAAGAAGCCGATCAATATGACCCTGATGACCCAGGAGCTTTTACTGATGAAGACATTATTCAAGAATTCTTAACAACTAACGATCAGTATTTAGAAAATTTAATTGAAACTGAATTTGGAAATCAATTAACTAGAGATCAACAATTTCAATTGTTTGTAAATGTACAAGACTACATAAGAAATCATTTTGAATTTTTCGATCCTCGAACAACTGTTTCGCCACGAGAAGCATTAGCTCAAATGGCTCAAACTGTTCAACAAGAATCGACAGCATTTTTAGACAGGGCCAACTTAGAACAAGTTGAATCAGGGACAGACCCGCGTTATGTTGGACCACAGTCTATGAATGTAAATCTTAACGCTAAGGAAGAATTATATAATCAAGGTGGAGCAGGCATAACGTCTATAGAATCAGGCATCGATCCTAATTTCTTAACGCAATCAATTTTAATAGAAGATGGAATATTAGACCAACGTTTACCTAAGGATCCTAACAAACTTGTAAATCCTCAAGGGCTACTGCAAGAATTAGGCGTAAAAGAAACTGACAAAAATTGGTTCGAAACATCAAAAAGAGGTAGCAAAAAAGTTGTTAGTGAAGTTGTGAACACAGAGATAGCTCCTTTCTTAAAAGCTAAAAAAGACGCAGGAGAAAAAGTTACCCGTGCAGAAATAGAAAACATACTTTACGATTCTTTAAGTCGTCATAATTCTTTTTACCGAGAAGGTATGGAAACTGAGCATCGAGGCGGGCATACTTTTGCAGGCGAGGGACTAGGAGATTTATTCCCTGAAGTAGTCGACGTAGATAATTATTTTGAATTGTGGAATCATTATATTCCATTAATACCTGGCAATTCTGCACTAGAAAATAGTCCTTATTTTAATCGTGATGGCAACGATAATTTGCATAATCCTCATGGAGATGGAGCAAACATGTGGACAAGAGGGTTTAAGGTAAGCCACCCACAAGGACTAGGAACAGGAAAATTAATTGCGGAAAATCAATCTAAACTTCACGGGCACTCACAAGACCCAAATAAAACTAGAGAAATGTATCTCTCTTCAGTAAACGTTGTTGAAGATACAACAGAAATAGACAATATTAGAAACAGAAGAGCAGATTATGACAGGGCTTACAATAATTTTGCGGAAGAGGTAGCTAATAAAAATACGACTGATGATACCTCGGTGTCACGAGCCATGGATACAGTTGCAACTTTGCTTTTAGAAGAGCCAAGCCAGTACGACAATTACAGAGATGAAGCACTGTTAAATATAGATAAAGAGTTAAGTTCAATATCAAACGAATATGCAAACGAAGTAAAAAAACTAAGAACAAAACAAGCTAAAGAAAATAACGATGCTTTTGTAGATATAATTAATATAACGCAGCCTCTTGGCTCGATAGGTATATTGATAGATCAAGATAGTTTTCAAAACTTTATGGACCAACCTGCACAAGCTTTAGATGTTTTTGAAAGTGCTGGAAGACAAAGAAGAAATAAATTTATTGAGTACGTCCTTGCTAACCACGGAGTCAATTTAAATCTTGGAAGGATAGAAGATCCAGACACTTTTAGACCTATAGATCAAGAAATTTTAAATTTAGCCGATAGACCTAATTTAACAATAAACGAAAAACACGCTAAAGAAAAAGTAGAGTTGATATTGGACTATAGTCCTAAACTGGCTGATAAATACAACACGTTTAACAATTTAATAATAGCATCCGATAATTATCCTTCTATGGCAGAGTCAAGACAGTTGGAAGAATTTGAAGGCAGAAGCAGAGAAGATAGAATACTGTACCCAGACTATCCGTTTAAAAACAATTACTCTGTAATGAATTTAAGACGCGTGGTGACTAAGAGCATAAAAGACGGAGACGATTTTGTGTTTATAGGCAGCGGCGGAAAAGGAGGAGCTCCTGAGTCTGTGTATAAAGCTCAGAAAAAAGAAGCTGGAAACATTGCAGAAGTCATAGCCAGTTACCAAGATGCTTTGAAAGCGGAAGATTTATTTAAAGTGTTGCCAGATTCAGCAGACGTGCCAGGAGGCCCGTACTACGCATTGGACATAAGGCCGTTGAAACAGTTGATAGAAGCCAAAGTATTTAAAGGTTTCAAGGGCTATAAAGAAGGTGGTTTGGTTATGAACTATGGTGATTATGGAAGGAGTTATATTTAATGTATGAATACGCTTGCACGGTGGAAAGGGTTGTCGATGGAGATACTATCGACGTTACTTTGGATCTCGGCTTTGACATTCTTCATAAGTGTCGTGTTCGCCTATATGGTATTGATACTCCCGAGTCACGTACTCGTAACCTGGACGAGAAGGCTAGAGGAAAAATGGCTGGGGCTTTCTTGAAGGAAGCGATTGAGGACGGGGAGAAAGTAGTTATACAAACAAAGCTCAAGGACTCCAAAGGTAAGTATGGCAGAGTATTAGGTGATGTAGTTGTCGATGGCAAAAACATTAATCAGACGATGGTTCAATGCCACCTGGCGGTAGCCTACCATGGCCAATCAAAAGATGACGTAGAAGCTGAGCACATGCGTAACAGAGACATCCTGATCGAGAACGGTTTACACACACCAGTATAAATCCCTATACATATCCCATAGCCTGAAGTAGAATACATCCACGCTGTAGATTTTTAGTCCAGCTGGATGGGGGGCAGCGTAAGGTCTTCAAAAACCTTGAAATCCAGAGAGTGCCAGCAGACGGTGTGCTCCATAAAGATAACATCTGCAGGGGGAGCTGTTCGAGCCAAAACGCCTTACTTTTACATAATTTAAGTAAAGCCTCCAGCCCAGTGATCCCCCACTTATTTATTATGAAAAAACAAAAACATTCAATACTAGAAGCACTAAAGAATAGTGTTTACGAAGATTTGCCACCGCAGATAAAGGACTTCTTTGACAACATAACTCCACAAGATTATGTGCAGATGTTAGATGCCTTGAGGGATTACGGTGTGTTCAGCCCCGAAATTTTTGATTTGCTCAAGACTGTTATCTTGGAGCAAGACGGACAAATGACTCAAGAACAATACAGAGACTTTGTAGAACTGTGGTACGAACCTTCTCAGCTACAGAATTTCGGCAAAAAATTTACTTTGCACTAAACCCTACATTTCTTTATTATTAGCCTATCATGATAGGCGATAGCGGCGGAGTAGGCGGAGGATCTACAGGCATAGACAGAATAGACGTGCTTGGTTCAATACCAGGCGGTACTATGGGATTACCTTCCTCTGCTATGACATACATGGGCCCTTTTAGTGGTGGCATAGGAGCTTATGCTTCACCGTTTGGAATAGGAGACTTCACACCTAGCATACCTACGCCTGTTATGCCTCAGGTCCAACCAGAAAAAACCTTTGGACAGAAGGCTGGTGAAAGTATCAAAAATTTTTTAAAGCGTCTGGCTAGAGTACATCCAGCCACGCGTAATATAATGTTTATCCGTGACTTTATAAAAGGATTGCAAAACTCAGAAAACCCACAAGACTTTGTTAAAGGTATGATAAGCAATCTTGCTATGCAGAAGGTAGGAAGCAATCTAGGCATTTCTCCTATGGGTCGTGCTGGCATAAGAACATTACGAAATGTCAGTCAAGGCAGGATCACACCAGGACAAGGATTAGGTAGTCTTGCAACCTCTGCTGCTTTCCAAAAGGCAGGACCGTCTTTGTTTAGATCAGCCTACGACAAAGGCGGAATGAACGCTGTGTACGGTGTTGCTACGCTATTAGGTATGGCACAAAACGCTGCTCAGCGAAATATTTTACAGCCAGGGCCAGGTGGCGATGGGTAAAGGATCTAAGCAAAGACCAGCTTCTATCTCTGTTGAAGAGTTTAGTAAGAACTGGGATAAGATTTTTAAGAATGCGCAGAAAAAACATTTAAGCGGTAGCCTGTCGGGTAAGGATACTGTATAATACATCTTATATAAATAACCTCCTTGGTATTTATATGTTAAAAGTTACACACTGTTTGCCTAGTGTGGTCCTTGAAAGGCTTAGTTTCACAAAACTAGAAGAAGGGAAGAACCCGTAATTCTTCCCTTTTTTTGTGGACGAGGGACCAAGGACTACGGACTTTCTAACCTGAGCCTCACTTTAGAAGTTAGATGCAAGTTATTGATTCTGTTGATAATAAAAATCTTCTAACTTTGGTAAGGTTAGATCGTAAGCTATTGATTTTATTAGCAATGTTTCTATTCCTATATAACAAAACCTAACCTAACCTGAAATATTTCAAAAAGATTTTTCAAATACGTTAAAAATACAGAATTTTTATTTTCTAGGTTAGAAGTGATGAAAATATAGCCCTTATAAGGGTTTCCGTCTAACCTGACAGAAGTTAGCTCAGGTTAGAAAGTGCCAAGAATGTTGAAAGAATGCGGGTTTAGAGCTAACTTGACAGAAGTTATGTATTATCTGTCCCATATATAATAAAACTTGTTACTTTTTATTACCTTGGTATATACTTCGCGAATGCCAAAAGGAACATCAGGAAACATATCAGGTAAGAACGACAAGCATCTAACACCTAAACAAATGCTTTTCGCTAAGGAATACGTGTACAACGACGGATCTAAAACACAAACAGAGTGCGCGCTTGCTGCTGGCTATGCTGATACATCTGCAGCCGTCAGGGCTTCGGAACTTTTGAATCCACAGAAGTACCCGCTTGTGGTTAGATACATACAAGGTCTCCAGGCAGAGCTGGACAAGAAGTACGAGGTTACTTTTAGTCGTCATGTCAGAGAGTTAGCCAAGATTAGAGATCAAGCCATAGACAAAGGCAATCTTACTGCGGCAGTATCTGCTGAGGTGCAACGAGGTAGAGCGGCAGGTTTATATGTAGAACGTAAAGAAGTTAGAACAGGTACGTTAGACTCCTTGAGTGAAGTAGAGATAAAAGAAAGAATAGAGAAGCTACTTGGAGACTATAAACCCCTGCTTGAAGCA